CCTCCGCTACCGGGCCGCGTTCATCGTCAACGCACTACGCCGCATCGCGGCGGCCCCCGACTGGAAGACCGCGCTGAAGCGCGAGCTGGGGTTCTGGAAGGCGCATACGGCCGCGTCCGCCCGCCGCATGACGGTAGCCCGCCGGATCGACGCGTCCCGGAAGCTGTACGGCGACGTGCTCGGCTGGTACGCCACGATGGACAACCGCACGACGGCCGAGTGCCGGGCGGCCGACCATCGCAACTTCAACGCCCTTCAGCCGCCGGTCATAGGTTATCCGGGTAGCGTGCACCCCCGGTGCCGGTGCCTTCCCGGCCCGCCTTTCCCCGGGGCGAAGATGGTCGACGACTCGCTCACCGTGAGGCGTAACGGCCCCGGCTTCTACCGCTAGGAGACCAGCGTGACCCGCCACCACTACGGCAAGCTCCCCGCGCAACCGGCGCGGCCCCACCTGAAGCTGTCCCCCGTCATGAAGCGGCTCGCGGCTCCCCCGGTCCGGGCCGACTGGCAGGCGGACACGATCCAGTGGCCCATGTACGCCAACGACCAGATCGGCGACTGCACGTGTGCGGCGGTCGGCCACATGGTCAACCAGCTCACGTTCTACGGCTCCGGCACCGAGGTGCAGCCGAAGGAGTCGAGCGTGGTCGGCATGTACTCCGCCGTGACCGGCTACAAGCCCGGCCACCCGTCCACGGACACCGGCGCCTACTGCCAAGACGTGCTGGCGTACTGGCGCAAGACCGGGCTCGAAGGCCACAAGATCGTGGCGTATGCCGCGCTGGACGTCTCGGATCTCGACGAGGTCAAGCAGGCCATCGCCATGTTCGGGACCGTTTACATTGGCTTCACGGTCACCGACGCGGCCGAGGACGCGTTCGACGCCGGTGAGGTCTGGGACGTGAAGCGCGGTGCCCGGAACCTGGGCGGCCACTGCGTGCCGATGGGCGCCTACGACTCCGCGAAGAAGACGCTGTATGGCGTCACGTGGGCGGCCGAGTTCGGCATGACCGAGGCGTACTGGAAGAAGTACGTGGACGAAGCATGGGTGGTGCTGGACGAGGACGGGCTGACGAAGGCCGCCGCGTACTTCGCCGGGTCGGCGTCGTTCTACGAGCTGGGGCAGGCGTTCGCCGCGCTCACCAACGAGACCAACCCGATCCCGGCGCCGGAGCCGACTCCGACCCCGACCCCGGACCCGGCCGTTTACACGGCCTCCGATCTGGCGGCCGACGTCCGGGCCCTGCTGGAGTCCAAGGGCGTGTGACCTCGCGCTGATGCGCGATGATGGGGGCGGGCCCACGGGCTCGCCCCTTCTGCTTCGAGGAGAGAGATGTGAGCGCCGATACTGCACGGCTGGCAAGCCAGCATCACAAGCTGGGAAAGCCCGGTGGGCCGGGCCTCTTCCACGACAAGAGCCTTCAGCTCCCCGCCTACATTCAGAACGTCGCGAAGGCGCTGATGCGGAACGGGAAGACGAAGTCTCAGGCGATCCAGATCGCGATCGGCACGGTCAAGAACTGGGCGGAGGGCAAGGGCAACGTCTCTCCCGAGGTCCGGGCCGCTGCGGCGAAGGCGGTCGCCGAGTGGGAGGCCGCGAAGGCGAAGGCGAGGGCCACGCCGAACAAGGGGGCGAACCTCTCGAACCCTTTTGACCTCGCGAACAGCGCAGCCGACGTGACGCCCCGCATGGGCATGGTGGCGCTGGAAGTCCCGGCCGGAACCATCGCCCCGCTTCCCGGCGGTACGGCGGCCGACGACATGCACATCACGCTCGCGTTCCTCGGTGAGGACGTGGACGACAAGACCCTTGCGCGTGCCATCGCGTACGCCTACGACGCGTCGCACCGGCGCCCGCTCTCCGGCACGGTCGGTGGTCTCGGCACGTTCCCCCCGAAGGACGACGGCTCGAAGATGCCGGTCTGGTGCCCGGTCAGCGTGCCGGGTGTAAACGACCTCGCGTCCCAGTTCCGTTCGCTGAACGTGTCCACCACGGGGTACACCCCGCACGTCACCCTCGCGTTCATGCCGGAGGGCTCGAAGCTCCCGGACCCGGTTCCCATCACGCCGGTCACGCTCTCGAACCTGATCGTGAAGCGCGGAGACCAGGTCTTCCGGTTCCCGATGGGTGAGGGTTACGACGACTCGCCGCGCGAGTCCGCGTTCGGACGCCTGAAGGGCAAGGCGATCGAGCTTGCCAACAAGGCGAAGGGCAAGAACGCGAAGCCCGCGAAGGGCGACGAGCAGTCCGCGAAGTTCGGGGAGCCGTCTCTTCCGCCGGGCGCCACCGGGTGGAAGCACGGGTGGATTCCCGTCAACTCGTCCGGCAAGCCGGTGGGCCCCGCGCAGAAGCCGAAGTGGCTGATCGAGGACGAGAAGAAGCACGCGGCGGCCGGAGGCAAGACGGCGGCCGAGCAGCGGGCCATCGCGGGGGCGAAGGAACTCGCGGCGCCGAAGAAGGCCGCAGCGGCGAAGGCGAAGGCGGAGGCTTCGCACAAGGCCGCGCTCGCCCGGAAGGCGGCCAGCAAGGCGAAGGCGGCGAAGGCGCACGAGGCCGCTCAGGCGAAGCACGAGGCGGCGGCGAAGGCGTCGGCCGAGAAGAAGGCCGCGAGTGCCAAGACGGCCAAGGAGCGGGAGCGTCAGCGGCAGATCGCGGCGGCCTACAAGCAGGCTCAGGCCGACCTGAAGGCCGGGCGCGCGCTCACCCCGCAGCAGCAGCGTGTGGTGGCGTACGTGGAGGCGCAGAACAAGAAGCAGGCCGACGCGAACCGGAAGGTGGACGTGGCCGGGCAGAAGGTCACGGCGCCGAAGACTCCGGCGGCCACGGTGGCGAAGAAGGCCGCGACGACCGCGAAGAAGGCGGCCGTGGCGAAGCCTGCCCCGAAGGTGAAGCGCCGGAGCTACAAGAACGCGGCCGAGCGTGCGACCGCGCTCGCGAATGTGCCGTGGGGTGTAAACGTCATCGACCTCGCGGGCAACAGCCCCAAGGGTCACCTCGCGTTCCGGTACAAGCACAACTGGATTCTCATCAACCCGGCGATCCCGTCGCGCGGGAAGTTCGGCGGCGGTCTCGCGAAGCAGCACGGCCACAAGTCGGGCGGCATCACGCACGGCCACTTCGAGAACCACCCGAGCGGCAAGGGCAAGGTCTTCGTCCCGGACCGGCACGGCGGCCAGAACAACCCGGCCAAGCTGAAGGCCGCGCACGCCAAGGGCCAGCCCGCCATCGTCAACGGGAAGGTGAACTACAAGAAGCCCGAGAAGAGCGGCTTCACCCTCGCGGCCAACAAGCAGGCGCCGAAGGGCGACGCACTGAAGCCCGCCACTCCGTCCCCGGAGATGGCCAAGCAGAAGAGCATCGACGCCAACGCCGCTTCCGCCACCGCCAACAAGACGAAGTCGGTTGCCGACGCTCAGGTGGCGGCGAAGAAGCACGCCGACGCGTTCGTGGCGCACAAGAAGGTGGGCAACGACCAGGCGGCGGCCGGGCACAAGGCGAACGCTCAGGCGTGGGCGAAGAAGGCGCAGCAACTCAAGTCGGCGGAGAAGGCCAGCAGCGACGCGAAGGCGAAGTACGAGGCCGAGCAGAAGGCGAAGGCGGCCGAGGAGAAGGCGAAGGCTGAAAAGGCTCTCGCTGACGCTGCGGAGAAGAAGAAGGCCGCTCAGTCGAAGGCGCTCGACATGCTGACGGACGCAACCAAGCTCCACAACGCGGCCGACGCGAAGCCGGGCAACAACACGCCGGAGATGAAGGCGAAGGCGCAGCAGTACAAGTACGCCGCCGACAAGTACGGCGAACTTGAGAAGCACATGACCGACAACGGTCTTACCGTCACTCCGCAGATCAAGGCGAAGAAGGCGGAGGCCGAGAAGAACGCGGCCGAATTCGCGAAGAAGGCTATCGAGCACAAGCAGAAGATGGCCGACGCGAACAAGCTCGGTGAAGAGGCGTTCCACCAGACCGTTACCGCGAACGCTGCGGACACGGCGGACGCGCACAAGGCCGCAGCGCTCGCGCACCAGAAGGCGGGCAAGGCGTTCCAGGATCTCGGGCAGACCGGCGATCAGACGATGCACTTCGACGCTGCGACCAAGCACATGAAGAAGTCGATCGCGAAGACGCAGGAAGCGGAGAAGGCGAAGGCTGCCGCTAAGGCTGCCGAGCCCCCGGCTTCGTCTTCCGGTCTCGGTCCGGGGATGACGGCGGCGAATCAGCTCGAAGGTCTCGCCGACAACATCGACGGGATTCTCGAAGAGCACGACTTCATGGACCCGGGCACTTACGGTCAGTGGGATGACTACCTTCACGCCGCCGCGAAGGCGAAGGTGAAGCCGACTCCCGCGAACCTGAAGAAGCTCGCGACGATGAAGAAGGCGCTCACGGACGACGGCGTCACGGACGCGGCAATGAAGGACAAGACCGCTCAGCTCTTCAAGAAGATGGGTTGGGGCGGCGCATCCAAGAAGACCGTGGCCGCGAAGAAGACTGTCCCGGCGAAGAAGGCCGCAGCGGCACCGGAGAAGCCTTCCATCAACGCGCCCGAACCGAAAGAGCCGGACTGGTCCGTGACTCTTCCCGGGCCGGGCATGTTCAAGGACGGCAACACCGTCATGGCTCTGATGAACAAGCCGACGACTTCCCCGGAGCAGGACACGGCGAAGGCGAAGGCCGTTCAGAAGGCGCTCGCCGACTTCGAGAAGAAGCACGGCAAGAAGTTCGACCCGAACTCTGTTGAGGTCGACCTCTACAACTCCATGCAGCCGTCGACTCCGGTTCCTCAGCTCTCGTCCGCGTTCTTCGACGAGGCGAAGGCACTCGGGTATCACCACCCGGATGGTTCGACGGACGTCACCGGCGGGTGGAAGCCTCCGGCGCACACCGTGGGCGCGCTGCTCGGGTACACGGGTGAGGGTTCGTACTCGTACACGCCGATCAACGCTCAGCTTCGCGGCAAGGCGACGCAGACCGATGCGATCAAGAAGCGCATCAAGCTGATGGACGAAGCCTTCGCGGACGCGCCGGGTCTGAAGGAAGACACGGTGACGATCCGGAAGATGAAGACGAACGGGCAGTTCCCGAGCTACCCGCCGCCCATGACCGAAGGCGACGAGTACACCGACTACGGGTACGGCTCCACGTCGAAGTCGACGTCCGCGTGGTCCGGCAAGGTGGTCATGGAGGTCCGCATCCCGAAGGGGACGAAGGCGATCGACGTGAACCACAACAAGGTGGTGTCGTGCTCGACCTCGGAGCAGGAGATCCTGCTTCCGCGCGGAGCCACCTACCGCGTGATCAAGGACGAGATGATCGGCGGTCAGCGCCGCATCACGACCGAGGTCGTGTCCACCGGCAACACGCACCCCAAGGTGACGATCTAAGGAGGGCCAGCAATGGCACTGAGCAAGCCGCAGGGGCCGTCTGGAGACGGCACGAAGGGCGTTCTGGCAAAGCCCACCGTGGCGGACCAGCTCGCGGCGGAGAAGGCCGCTCGCGGCCGTCAGGACGACATGGGGTGGGAGCTGACGCACAAGGCTTCCCCGCGTGTAAACGGTCCGGCTCCCAAGGGCGCCACCCCGAAGAGGCTCACGGGCGGGCAGCGCCGGGACCTCGCGCGCCGCATCCGGGCCAAGCTCGGGCTCGCGGCCAACAAGAAGCCCCAGCAGGGCTAGGACAGACGAACGGCCCCTCACTGGTCTCTGTGGACCGGCGAGGGGCCGTTCGGCCGTCTCAGGGGCGCTCAGGCGCCCTTGGCCTTCTTCATGGACACGGGGCCCTTGACGTGCCACTCATGGAGCACCTTCGTGGTCTGGCCCGCGTAGACGCGGAGCGTGCAGCCTTCCTTGCCCGCGTTCCAGAAGATCCGCGAGAAGCTGTAGGTCTTGCCGTTGATCGCGCGGGACCACGAGGTGACGAAGTCGCCCTTGTAGCCGCCCGGGACCGAGCGCATCCTGAACGACTCGCGGCCGAAGCGCCGAGAGACCTTGATCGACTTCCAGGCCACCAGGGTGCCCGCGACGTTGCGGCCGAGACGCCACGCAGCGCGGCCGAGGTTGTCCATGTAGGCCGGGCCGACCCACTTCAGGTATTCGCTCGTGGGCCGCGCGGGGTACAGGTCGTAGTCCGCGAGGACGGTACGGCCGTCATCGGTCAGGGTGCGCAGCGTGTGGAAGTCGCCGTTCGCGGTGTGCACGGTGAGGAACTTCAGGTTCGCCATGATCGGCCTCTCGTCTCGCTCGGGGCTCGGTTCCCCTTGCTGATGTATCTACAGTACCACGCTACCTTTGAGGAGCGCAAGCCCCCTGGTTACACGGCACTGTTACAGGGGGGTGTAACCCCCTCGCACCTCTTCTGACCTGCGACGATGGGCCAAAGTTACGCGTTACAGTGATCACCCCGAAACCTCGCACGTACGTGCGCACACGCGCGAGCGCGCGCGCGTAGGACGCGTAATGATCACTGTGCCTTGTAACCTCACACACGAAAAGGCCCCTTGACGTGGGGAAACATCATAATTGATCTTGTAACTTATACTGTAACTTACGTGTAACCAGGGTGTTCCTGACGTCCTGTTCCCGTAGACGAGGCTTTCGGGGGAGATCCGTTATCCTGCTGCCACAGACCGAAGGAGTGCCGACCATGGCCGACGTCTACCTGACGCCCACCGATTCCGGGGACGTCGTGGAGCTGTCCCAGACCCTCTTCAGGAAGAAGATCCTCCCCAAGGGGTCCATCGACTACAAGGGCCGGAAGATCACCTTCGACGAGGCGTATCTGACCGACCTCGCGCAGTCCTTCCACGCGGGCGCTTACGACCAGGTGGCCGCGATGCTCGCGGACAAGGACAACGCGCACACCATGGACCCGTCCCGCTTCCGGGGAGAGGTCAAGGGCGTGGAGGTGGCGGAAGACGGCCTTTACGGCACGTTCGAGCTGAGCGCCGACGCGGCCAAGATGGTCAAGGAGAATCCCAAGCTCGGAGTCTCCGCCCGGATCGTGGAGGGCTACGCCCGCAGCGACGGCAAGACTTTCCCCCGCGCCATGCAGCACGTGCTGATGACTCTCGACCCCCGTATCCCCGGGCTCGGAGCTTGGACCGAAGTCGCGCTGAGCGGCTACGATTCCGATGACGAGGTCGTGGACCTCACTCAGTCTGCCTACGAGGGAGAAGAGACCGTGGCAGGAAAGCAGAGCGGCGACGACCTGATCGACGGTCTCACCCGCGAGGAGTACGAAGCCCTTCTGGCCGAACTGGACCTCGACGGCGAAGAGGTCGAAGGCGACGAGACCGACGAGGACGAGACCGACGAGACCGACGAGGGCGCGGACACCCGCGAGCCCGCCGGTGCTTCTCTCTCGAACTCCGGCGGAACGGCGATCGAACTCGCCAACGCCGAGATCGCGAAGCTGAAGGCCGACAACGCCAAGCAGAAGTTCGAGGCCGACAAGCGGGACTACGTCCGCCGTGGCGTTCCCCCGGCCCTCGTGGAGCTGGCCCGGCCGGTGCTCGAAGCCCCGGACGGCTTCACCATCGACCTCTCGAACGGTGTCGACGGAGACCAGAAGGTCGACGCGGCCCACATCGTGCGTCAGCTTCTCGACTCCGCGTCCGGCTACATCGCGCTCGCGCAGGAGCGCGGCCACTCGCTCGACTTCTCGCAGGAAGCCGGGCAGAAGAACGACGAGGACGCGGAAGCTCTCCAGATGTGGGAGAAGATGTTCCCGACCTCCGGAAACCAGGGCTGACCGGGCGACCGGCGAAGCAGCGAGCGAGGAGAGAGAAGACATGAGCGGAGTTACCCCCCGCTTCACGGTCGATGCCCCGATCACCTACACGGTGAAGTCGGACAAGGCGGTCGTGGGCGGTGACCTCGTGGAGGTCGTCACCGGTGGTGTGATCCAGCCCGCTACGGCTGGTTCCGGCACTGTCGTGGGCGTCGCCACCAAGAACGCGCGCGGTACCTACGACCCGGCGAGCACCACCGGAGAGGGTGACTTCCTGCTCGACGCGTCCGGTCCTCCGGCTCAGGTCGCGGCCGAGCGCGGGTACTTCAAGATGCACTTCGTCGGCGCGACCACCGTGGGCGCGAAGCTGAAGGCGGCCGTCGTGAGTCCGGCCGCGAGCGACGGCGTCACCGGTGGCGTCACCCCGTGGGTGTCCGGCACGGACGGCGCAGAGAAGATCGTCGGCGAATGCGCCGAGCCCGGCGGGGTCTCCGCCGGTGGTGTCGGTCTGGCTCGGATCTACTGAGCGGACAGGGAGGATCTGAGACATGACGTACCGCATCACGGCGAGCGACGACGGCCCCCGGCTGACTGTCAATCAGCTCGTCAAGAGCCCGGCCCTCGTGCCGAAGCGCATCATCAGCATGGTCGGCCAGGGCTTCATGGTGGACCAGCTTCTCCGGCAGGGTCCGCCGATCCCGGGCGGTTCGCTCATCTTCTCCGAGAGTGAGCCGCTGTACGCCGACGACGGCCCGATGAACGTGGAGGAGTTCGGCGAGATCCCGCTGACCACCACGCAGGTCGGTACGCCGAAGGTCGCGAAGAGCGTGAAGAAGGCGCTCGGGTTCCGGATCTCGCAGGAGTCCATCGACCGGAACAACTTCGACAAGGTCCAGCAGGACATGGTGAAGCTGAAGAACAGCTTCGCCAAGACCTACGAGGACGTGTTCCTGACCGCGCTGCTCGCGGCGCTCGGGACGTACGCGTCGTCCAACTCGTGGGTCAACACTGCCGCTTCGACCGCCGGTAACGGCATCTACGCGGACCTCGCGAAGGCGATCTACAACATCCAGAACGCGGACGCCGACACCAACGACGGCACCGGCGAGCAGAAGTTCCACTTCAACCCGGACACGATCGTCATCAACGACCGGGTGGCCTCCCTGATGCTGCTGAACGCGGACATCACGAAGGTGCTTCAGGTCGGCGCGGCGGCCAACGCTCAGCCGCTCGTGACCGGTTCGGCCACCGAGCTGTTCATGAAGGCGTTCAACCTCCGGGTGGTCCGTTCGTGGAGGCTCGACCCGGACAAGGCGATCCTGCTGGAGTCCAAGACGGTCGGCGGCATCAGCGACGAGCGCCCCCTTGGCGCCACGCCGCTGTACGAGCACAAGCCCACCGAGACGTGGCGTACCGACGTCACCCGCATGTCGGCGGTCTTCATCGACCAGCCCAAGGCGGGTCTCGTCATCACCGGCGTCAACGGCGGTTCGTCTTCGATCGCCAACTTCTGATCGCACGATCCCGGCAACCCGGCGGGGGCCGCTCCGGAACACGGGGCGGCCCCCTTCGTCACGAAGAGGGTGTAAACGCAATGAGGATTCACATCCTGGTGGCTTCGGCCAACCTCGGCAACGGCCGGACCGGCGGGCTCCACGAGGAGCACGACGTGGCCAAGGACCGGGCCGAGTACCTGGTCTCGATCGGCGCGGCCGAAGAGGTCAAGGACCCGGCGAAGGCCGAGACCAAGAAGGCCGAAGCGCCCAAGGAGACCGAGACGAAGAAGCCCGCGCCCGCCCGGCGCCCGGCTCCCCGCACGAAGTAGACGAAGGAGAGCGGCATGTCGTACAGCACACCGGCCGACGTACGGCAGGTGCTCTCTCCGGACGGTCTCCAGACCGACGACGAGACCGCCGCAGGCTTCGACGACGCGGCCCTGAACGACGCCATCACGCGCGCCGACGCGACGCTGAACGCCCGTCTGGGCTCCCACTACGTGGTGCCGGTGGACGTGGCCACGTACGACGCTGCGGGGCTGCTGAGGGACTGGTCCAGCGTCGTGGCGGCCTACTTCGCGACGCTCACCTACTCGCGCGGGCAGGACATCGCGGCCGACGACCCGATCCGGCTCCGCTACGCGGCCGTGACGGCTCAACTCGACGCCATGGACAAGGGCACGCTCGTGCTCCCGTTCCCGACGCCCACGGACGGCGACACCACGGTGACCGTGGTCAACCGGTACGAGGGCGACATGTTCCGGCTGGGCGACTTCGACATCGGCGACTCCCGGCGGCCGTTCGGGTGGGGAGTCGTCCCCGGGTGGGGTGAGTGGTGATGGCCGGAGACTTCGGGCTCCGTATCGACGAGCTGATCGAGTCGGTCGGCGACGGTGAGCTGACCGCGTCCGTCGTCGTGGACCAGGTGTACGCGAAGTACCAGCACGAGCGCATGGACCTGAAGCACCCGCAGGGCGGGCAGGCGAAGTACCTGTCCGGCCCGCTGCTTCAGCGGCATCAGGACTACCTCCGGCAGATCGCGGACTCGGTGCTGCACGGCTCGTTGCAGTTCGCGATGGAGGCCGTGGCGGAAGACCTCGCGACCAAGCAGGTGTTCGACCACGCCCCCCGCGAGTTCCAAGATCTCCGGCAGTCCGGCCATCCGCGCGTGCTGAACGGTGACATGATCGTTTACGACCGGGCGCCGATCGTGCACCGGCTGACGGCGGCCGAGCTGAAGCTGAAGGACAAGGCTCGCGCGCAGGGGAAGAAGACCTGGGCATGATGACGACCAAGATGCTCCGGACGTACCTCGAAGGGCTCGTGCCCGGAGAGAAGTTCTTCACCGGCCCGGACGTGCCCAAGTACCCCGGCCGGATGGTGATCCTCACCCCTGCCGGGGGCGCCGGGCTGACGATGGAAGACGTCTTCGATCAACCGACGTGGCAGGCGCACGTCGTCGGCAAGCAGTCACGGGACGGGCGTGTAAACGAGTCGGCGGACGACGCCGAGGAGCTGTTCGCGCTCGTGGACGCGGCCATCATCGGGCCCACGTACCCGGTGATGATCGGCGGCATCCGCGTGATCCGGGCGCAGCGCTTCGGCGCCGGGCCCTCCCCGCTGAACGCGGACCAGGGAGGCCGGGCCCACTACGTGGGGACGTACCTGTTCGAGCACGCGAGCGGGTACGGGGTCTGACCCGTACAATCCCAGCAGAGCCTAGGAGGGCCAGCAGATGACAACGCAGCAGCGCAAGGCGGCGGCGCCGGGCGACCACAACACGGTCACCCATCAGTCCGCCGACACCGGCACCGGGCCGGAGGTCTCGGAGGCGGCCAGCCACACTCGCAAGGCGTCCCGTGTGACGCTCGCGATCCGGCGCGGCTCCGTCGTCCGCTTCGACCTCTCGGCTCACGACCTCCCCGACGTGACCACCGAGGGGACCAGCTACACCGGGGACGAAGCCGACCTGGTGAAGACCCTCGCCATGAAGTGCGGCGTCGCCGTATACGAGGTCACGAAGGAGAACGACTGATGAGCACCCCGACTTCGGTCAACCCGAACAACGTCACGGTCGGCCTCGCCGCCGCGTGGATTCAGCCGTGGGTCGACGGCACGCCCGCCGCCCTCCCGGCCGACACCGTGGCCTATCAGGGCGACTGGTCCGTGGGCGGCACCGTTCCGTGGGCCCACATGGGCGGCACCGACCAGGGATGGAAGCTGACCGTCTCGACCAAGACGTCCGAGATCACGATCGAAGAGCAGTCGACGCCGGTGGACATCCTCGCGGACGGCAAGACGCTGACCGTCGCGGGCGCGCTCGCGGAGGACACCCTTCAGCACGCCCTGTGGGCCTACGGTGGCGGCACCCTCACCATCGTGGCGCCCGGCGTCTCGCAGGTCGGCAAGACCACGCTGTCCCTTCAGGACAACCTCGACAAGTGGGCCATCGGTCTGGAGACGATCAACCGGTACGGCTTCTTCCGCCGCATCCTGATCCCGAAGGCCGTCATCGCGGAGGACGTGGAGACCTCGTTCCGCCGCGCGGCCGACAAGCGGATGTACCCGCTCACCGCGTCGTCCATCTGCCCGATCTCCGAGATCGAGATCGTCGACATGACGGCGGCGGCCACCGGCTGAGCCGGTACCATCTGAGCACGACGTAGGCGCCCCGGCCCCTCGCGGACCGGGGCGTTTACACAGCCCGGCACAGTGAGCAAGGAGTGGATCATGGCTGGCTTTGACGCTGGTACGGCTGTAGAGCCGATGGACTGGAACTTCGAGAAGTTCGGCGCCGGTTCCGGCACCGTCCCGGAGCCGTCCACCAAGGACATGAAGGACTTCCAGAAGGAGTTCGCGCGCGTCATGCGCGACGCGACCGCGCTGGAGCTTCCGGACGAAGAGGCGGCCAAGCTCTCCGAGGACGAGTTCAACGCCCTTCAGGAGCAGGTCGACGAGATCGGTGAGCGGCTGGACATGGCCATCGCCAAGCTGTGCAAGGACCAGCCCTCGCGTGACCAGGTCTCCAAGCTCCCGTTCCGGGTGAAGACCGCCTTCTCGAAGTGGCTCATGGAGCAGTTCCGCCCGGAAGGCGAGACCTCCGGTACGAAGAAGTAACCGGAGGCGAAACCACTCGGGTCGTCTACTACCTGGCACGGCGGAAGTTGGGCTACAGCCCGGCTGAATGGGATGATCTCCCATGGCACCACCAGCGGATGTTCATGGAAGGGTTCGAAGCCGAAGGGCTCGTGGAGAGCGACGGAGGCACCGCCCCGGTTCCGGCCGGAGCACCGGACCAAGCCGAGAACTTCGACGGACTGGACGCGCTCATGAGGGGCGCTAAGACTCGCCGTGCCGGGCGAGAGAGGGACGGTCAGGGATGAGCGGGAACACCTTCGATGCAGGCTCGATCGAATCCCGGCTTGTCCTTGACCGTTCCGACTTTCTCGACGGCCTGCGGGAGGCGAAGGCCGAGGGTGAGAACTTCGGCAGGCAGAAGTGGACCGCCAAGCTCGACGTGGACCACACCAGCGCCACCCGCTCGCTCGACACGCTGAAGGCAGAACTCGCCGCGCTCCGTGACGTCAACCTGAACGTCACGGTGTCCGGCACCAACGCGCAGATCCGTTCGATCAGCCAGTCCGCGAGCGCGCTCGACGGCCGGGACATCCGGATGAGCGTGGACGTGGCGGGCCTCGCGGACACCCTCGCGCGTATGCGCACCCTGCGGCAGCAGGTGAACGCGCTGGACGGCCGGACGATCCGCGTGCAGGCCGATGTGGACACGGCCGACGCCCTCACGCAGATCGCGGCCCTCCGCGCGGCCCTCGCGGGCCTGAACAACACGACCGCTCGTGTAAACGCGACCACCGGCCGGACGGCCTCCGCGATGAAGAAGCTGAAGCCCGGCTTTGCCGACCTGGTGGCGCTCGCGATGGCGGCCGGGCCCGCGCTGTACCCCATCGCCGGATACCTCACCAACATCGCGGCCGGGTCGCTCGCGCTCGGTGTGTCGGTCGGCGCCGGGGTCGGCATCTTCGCGGCGGCCACGATCGGGGCCGCGAAGAACGTCACGGCGCTGGACAAGCAGGCGGCGGCGGCCAAGAAGACGCTCGACACGCAGAAGGCCGCGCTGGACAAGCTGACCCCCGGCACGAAGGCGTACGGCACACAGCTCGAAAAGGTCGAGCAGGCACAGCAGAAGCTCAACCAGATCACGGCGCAGTACAGCCCGACGCAGAAGGCGTTCAGCAACGGGCTCGACGGCATGAAGGCGTCGTGGAAGAACTTCGTGGACTCCACGTCGTCCGTGACGCTCCCCATCGCGACGAAGTTCATCGACACGGCCACCAATGCGCTCCCGAAGCTGGAGCCCGTCGTCAAGGCCATGGCGCCGGAATTCAAGGCCATCGCTGACGATGTGGCGCGGTGGGCCACAAACGGCGGGCTGGACCGCTTCATCGACACCGTGATCAAGACCGGTGTCCCCGCGTTCCACAACCTCCGGCTTGGCGCCAAGAGCGTGCTCGACGTCCTCGGACAGGGCTACCGCGCGTTCCTGCCGGAGGCACAGCACCTCTCCGAGGTGATCAAGCACGGCGGCGACGAGCTGAAGGGGTGGGCCGACTCCGGCGGCTTCTCCCGGTTCCTGACCACGGTCAAGCAGAACGCCCCGCAGGTGAAGCAGTTCTTCAGCGACCTCTTCGCCGCGCTCGGGCACATCAGCGATTCGCTCGGGCCGCTCGGGGGCCTGTCCCTTCAGTTCGTGGACGGCATCCTGAAGCTGATCAACGCACTGCCGCCCGGCGTGATCCAGGCGATCTACCTCGGGTTCATCGCATGGCGCACCGGAATGCTGCTGTACGCGGCGGCGACCGCTATCGCGACCGTGGCCACGGCGACCTTCGAGACCGTGGCGAGCCCCTTCTTCCTGCTGATGGCCGGGGCCGCGCTGACGATCATCGCGGTGGTGGCCGCGATCATCGCGCTCGGGGTCGGGATCTACGAGCTGGTGAAGCACTGGAGCACCGTACAGAGCGCGCTCGTCACGGCGTGGCACGCGACATGGAACGCGATCAAGGTCGCGGCCCTCGCGGTGTGGAACACCGTGCTGAAGCCCGCGTTCGACGGGATCATGGTGGGCCTGCGGACCATCGGCAAGTGGGCCATGTGGCTGTGGACGAACGCGATCAAGCCCGCCTTCGACTTCATCAGCGTCGGGGCCCGGCTGCTCGTGGTCATCATCGGCACCGTGCTGATCACCCCGGTCTACCTGCTGATCAAGGGACTCGGGGCGCTCTTCGGCTGGCTCTGGAAGGTCGCGATCAAGCCCGCCTTCGACGGCATCGCCGGAGGCGCGAAGTGGCTCTACACGACGGCGATCAAGCCTCAGTTCGACGCGGTGGTCCTGCTCGTGAAGGGCGTGGGGGCCGTCGCGAAGTGGCTGTGGACGCACGCGTTTAAACCGGCTATCGACGGCATCGCGGGCGGGGCGAAGTGGCTCTACACGAATGGGATCAAGCCCCAGTTCGATCACGTCGTGGGCGCGGCGAAGGACGTCGGCAAGTGGGCGAAGTGGCTGTGGTCCAACGCCATCAAGCCCGCCTTCGACGGGATCGTGAACGGCGCGAAGTGGCTGTACCGCAACGGGATCAAGCCTCAGTTCGACGCCGTGGTGGGCGCGGTCAAGACCGTGGGCTCGTGGGGGAAGTGGCTGTGGGACAAGGCGCTGAAGCCCGCGTGGAACACGATCACGAAGGGCACCGGCGCCCTGAAGAAGGGCATGATCGACGCCTTCGACGGGATGCGGTCCGGCATCGGCAAGGTGTGGGACAAGATCAAGGGCGTCGTGGCGACCCCCATCAACTTCGTGATCGGGACGGTCTACAACGGCGGAGTCGTCAAGGTCTGGAACAAGATCGCTGACGCGGTCGGCCTGAAGTCGAAGGAACTCGGCACGGTCGGCAAGATCAAGTTCCGGCGCGGCGGCCCGGTCACCGGCGGCGCGGCCGGAGTCGACTCTGTGAACGCGCTCATGATGCCCGGCGAGCACGTCTGGACCAAGGACGAGGTGAAGAACGCGGGCGGGCACCGCGCCATGGCGCAGATGCGCGCGGCCTTCGCGAGCGCTGGACGGGCCCGTGTGGGGCCTGGCAGGCTCTCTCCGACCTCCGGGGGCGGCGCGTACCGGTTCGACTCCGGAGGCGGCATTCTGGGCGCCCTGGGGGGTGCGTGGGACGCGACCGGCGGCAAGGTCGTGCACGGCGTGGCCGAAGCGGGCAAGTGGGGTCTCGGCAAGCTCGAAGACCTCGCGCGCGGCGCCATCGGCGCCGTCGTGAACCCGATCCTGAACGCGATCATCAAGACCGCGACCGGCGGGATCAAGGCGGCCATCCCCGGCTCCCCGCCGTGGGAGTCGCTGGTGGCCGGTGCGGCGACCGCGCCCGTGAAGTGGATCAAGGACTTCGTCTCGAAGGACGACAAGAAGTACAGCGCGATCGGCGGCAAGATCCCGAGCGGCCAGCACAAGGCGATCATCGACGCGGCGCTCGCTGCGGCCGGTGTCCCGCCGCCCGGGACGAAGGAGCAGTGGGAGACCGGCATGAACACGCTGATCACCCGCGAGTCCGGCTGGAACGCGTCCGCGATCAACAACTGGGACAGCAACGCGAAGGCCGGGCATCCGAGCCAGGGCCTCACGCAGACCATCCCGGGCACCTTCAACGCGTACGTGCCGAAGTCGCTCCGCTCGCGCGGCATCCTCGACCCGATCGCGAACGTCGCGGCCTCGATCCGCTACATCGTGAGCCGGTACGGCAACATCACCCGCGTGCAGCAGGCCAACGCCAACAAGCCCCCGCAGGGCTACGCGATGGGCGGCGTGATGGGCCAGGGGCTCCACCTCGTGGGCGAGAAGGGCCCCGAGCTGGTGGCGTCCAGCGGCAGCGACCGCGTTTACACCTACGCGGAGACCATGCGGATGCTGAAGGCGTCCGGCGGGTCCAACGCGGCGCCGGTCGTCGTGCAGTTCCCGGACACGATCACGATCAAGACCGAGAACGGGTCCTTCGAAGCCACTGTGGACGACATTGCCCGTGGGACGATCAACGACGTCGTCAACCAGGCAGCAGGGAGCCGGTAATGCCCATCGTCGTCAGTCAGGTAGTCGATCAGACGCCCACCACGGATGCGGTCTCCCCGGACGGCCGCATCCGGGCCACGGTCATGCCGAACTCCGCCGGGGTCTTCATCCGGGTGGACTACACCGACCTGCTCGGGGTGATCGGCTACGACTGGCCGAACCCGTTCCGCATCACGCTGTGGAAGCAGTCCCCGGACGGCACGGTGTCGGCGGTCCGGGGCGCCGACTCGATCAGCCAGTACGGCGCGATCTTCCACGCCTACGACGACGAGGTCACGTTCGGCCAGCAGATCGTGTACTGGGCTGAGGCGCCGACCAAGAGCGGCGATCAGATCGTGGAGACACAGAAGGTCGCGGTCCTCACGTGGGAGCCGGACGGCGGTTTCCGGTCCCCCGGTGTGTGGATCAAGAACCTCGAAGACCCGGACCTCTCGACGCCCGCGCGCTGTATCGACTGGAGCGCCGGGGCGTGGGCCTCCCGGAACGCCACGGCGGACGTCTGGGGCGCGTCTCAGCCCGCCGTGACCACCGACGTGCGCAAGAGCTACAACACGGCCATGCAGGTGCTCACGAAGGACGAGGACGAGTACCAGGCGCTCTTGGCCGCGATCGACGCGAGCGTGGTCTACGTGGTGGGTCTGGAACGGCACCGGCGCCGGACCGGCTACTACCTCGTGGGGGACATCGCGCCCTCGCGCGTCGGGCCCGCGTACAGCGGCTACGACGCGTGGACGATCGGACTGACGGGCATGGGTCGGCCGGTGTCGGCCGGGCACTCTCTCGCGGTGCCGGGCAAGTCGTACGCGGACCGGCGCGCGGCCTTCGAGACGTACCAGCTCGTCAAGGACTACGGCCAGTCGTCGCCCCTGAACGCGAACCCGAACTTCGAGTCGGGGATCACCGACTGGAACCAGATCAACGCGACCGTGAGCCGTGTAAACACCCCGGTCTACTCGGGCTCGTGGGCGGGCAAGATCGTCAGCGGCACCGGGTCCAGCCCGCGCGCGGAGACCTCCCACATGCCGGTCGTCCCGGGCCGGTCGTACCGCGCCGTGGGCCACCTACGGGTGCCGCAGTCCACCCCCGGCGGGATCGAGATCGACACCAATTTCTTCGACGCGAACCACAACTACATGATCACCCGCGCCGACTTCCGGTCCAACCCGGCACAGAACACGTGGATCGACTTCGACAAGACGAACGTCGCCCCGGCCGGTGCCGCGTATGCTTCGATCGCTTTCGTCATGGGCGGCACCCCGGGCGCCGGTCTCTCGCTCTTCGCGGATGACCTCATGCTCTTGGCCGTCCGCCGCTACAGCGCCGGAGTGGAGCCGTACTGATGCAGACCCTCCCCACGTGGCTCGTGGCCAGCCTGAACGACCCCTTCCAGCTCATCCCCCGGATCGAGTGGTCCCCGGATTGGGTCACCTGGTTCCCGCTCCGGCCGCTCTCCGGCTCGCACACGCAGGACCGCACGCAGCAGGCCCGATGGTCCTTCTCCGGGACGTTCGCCAAGGACTACAAGGTCGGCGAGACCGGCATTCACCCGTACGGGCCCCGTGCCCGTATCTTCCTGGGGATCAAGACCGTGCGGAACCCGGTCTTCTGGATTCAGCAGGGCTATTACTCGATCACCTCCGTGCAGGAAGATGAGTCGTCGATCCAGCTCGCGGGCTCGTCGTTCGAGATCGACGTCCAGCAAGCCGACTTCGTCAAGACGCGGCGCATCCCTGACAAGCCGTACCTGAACTACCGGCAGCAGGCGGAGATCCTGATCCGCGAGGCCGTGCCGGACGCCCGCTTCAACTGGGACGCCCGCCTTCAGGTCACCGACCCGGTCCCGACCGGCTTCTTCACCTCCGGCCGGTGGAACCTGATCGACGGCACCGACGACGCGCCGTCCATCATGGGGGCGATCGGCGGTGAGGCGTACTGTGACGCCTCCGGCGGCTTCCGGTTCGTGCCGGTGCCCACCCTGGCCGACGCACCCGTGTGGAGGGTGGCGAAGGGCGGCGCCATGGTGGCCGTCTCCCGGGCCTTCGACCGGGACGACGTCTTCAACGTCGTGGCGGCCGGTGGCGACTCCACGGACGGCATGAGCAGCGTGGGCCCGGTCTACGCGTGGGACAACGAGCCCACGTCCATCACGTACGCGGGGCCAAACCCCGTGACCCGGCCGGGAGTTGGCGCCGGGAAGTTCGGCGTGAAGCCGTTCGAGTACAGCAACCCGCTGATCAAGACCGAGGTACAGGCGGCGCTCGCGGCTCGTGCTCAGCTCGCGAACAAGCTCGGGCTGCACTACTCGCTCGCGCTCTCCGCGCGCTTCAACCCGGCTGTGGAGGCCGGAGACGTGATCGAAGCGGAGAACTACGACGACCGGATCGAGCGGCATCTTCTCGACTCGATCAGCTACCAGTGGGGCGCGGCCGAGATGACGTGCGCGGTGCGCTCCCCGAAGGACGTCTTCAACCCGGCGGCCCTCACGGCGAAGAGCGCCTACATCAGCGTGTCGGACGAGACTCTGTTCAACCCGTGGAGGGCCGACGACCCGACCGCCGAAACCGGCGCGGGCACCGGCGGCGACTCGGGCGGAGGCGGCGGCACGCCTCCGCCGGACCCGGTACCGGGCTCGAAGTCGTACACCACGACGGGCGGAAGCGGCTACGGCGGGGACGGCTCCCTGCACAGCGGCACGCAGATGTACCAGGGCTACTACAGCTCGACGTGGGGCAACAACCGGTCGGCGATCATGTTCAACTACACCGCCATTGCGGCCGACCTCGCGGGCAAGACGATCACCGGGTGCACGCTCACCTTCAAGACGCAGTTCTCGTACTACAACGCGGGCATGACCGTGGTCATCGGCACCCACAACACGGCGGCCACCAGCCCGCCTTCGACGTGGGGCGGCGTCACCGGCGAGAAGACCAACCGGGTGCAGAAGGCGTCCTGTTCGGCCGGGCACACCTACACGGTGTCGCTCGGTACGACCATCGGCAAGGAGTTCCAGGCCGGAACGGCGAAGGGCATCGTCTTCGGGCCTGGCCCGTCCACCTCGAAGACGTACTACGGCTACAACTACGAGTCCGGGATCAAGCTGACCTTCAACTACACCACCCCGTAGGCTGATCACCATGGCGAAGACGACTCCCCCGAAGAAGATGCCGACGCGCTCGAAGCCGTCGAAGGCGTTCGCGAAGTCGATGAAGGCGGACGTGAACGCCACCGTGGTGAAGACCGGCACGGTCACGGCCGTCCGGTGGGACGGGAGTGTAAACGTCGTGATCGGCGCGATTCGGTACGTCGGGGTGGCGTGCTCGCAGGCATACCAGGATCGGCAGCGCGGCGACCGCGTACAGATGATCATCCATGGCGGTATGCCCTTCGTCATGGGCTCGGTCGGCGGTGACCCGTCCACGGACGCGCCCGACTTCTTCAGCGCTGATCAGCAGCAGTACACATGGGGCCTGAACCACACGACCGGCCAGAATCAGAAGATCTGGGCGAACGAGGGGCAGGCGCAGCGTGTCGGCCGTCCCGGGTCGCAGACCCCGACGTACGCAAACGATCAGTATTACCAGATCGGCTTGTCGTACTGGGACGGCACGTCGAACATCCTGAACGGACCGGCCGACACCACGCAGAGCATCGACTTCTTCGTGGCCCGGGAGCTGTGGGACGAGGGCGACCCGGGCCCGGCGTACATGACGCTGTGGGCCCACAAGATGGACGCGCTCCCCAACGATCCGAACACGATCTTGCTGCAAACCACGCTGGACGTGAAGTCGATCGACTTCACCTTGGAAGCCGGAGAGCAGCAGGTGATCACGCTCCCCGACTCGTGGCGTGACTCGATCGGCGCCGCGACGCTGGACAGCAACTCGATCCGGGGCTTCATGATCACTCCGCAGGCTCCGGACGGTGAACCGGGCGCAGTGGATAATAGCTACGCCATCCTGTCCACGCTGACCGGCGGGGTCCGGATCTACACGCAGTAGGAGGAACGTCGTGGGGTACACCTTCACGGATCTGGCCGGGCTCCGCGTCCCGGACGAGAACGCGGCCGACGACGTACCCGCAGACCTCTCGTACCTCGCGGACCAGCTCGACACGGCCCTGATCTTGACGGCCGTCAGCACGGCCGAGCGCGACTCGAAGTTCTACGACGCTCCGTCCGGGGTGATCTGCGTGGTCCGTGCAGCGGACACCACGATCACCGGCGTGTACGTCAAGACCTCGGACACCGGTACGGCCACGTGGGGCACGCTGTGGGAGCCCACGGCGTCCCTCTCGTTCACGTCGATCCAGCTTGCCGACGCGTACACCACACGTGGCACCCCGACGTACGACCCGGGGGTCTACCGCGAGAACGGCGGGATCTTCGCCACCATGACGGGCGCCTTCGTCCGGATCGACGGCGCGCAGATCACGTCCGGCTCGGTGATCGGCTACCTGCCCTCCGGCTTCCTGCCGCTGAAGTCGGCGGAAGACCACCCGGTGGCGGTCACGTCGTCGTCGGCGAACACGACCAGCTCCCCGAAGATCTCGCTGACGTCCAGCGGGACGATCACCTACTTCGGGACGCCGGTCAACTGGTGCGGGCTCGAACAGATCCGCTACTTCCTGGCTCCCACCACCTGAGAGGGCGTGTAAACGATGGCACGGCAGATCTACGGGGCGGACGGCTCCGCTCAGGTCGTCTCGACCACCGGCGTGCCCACGGTGGCCGCAGCGACGGTTTACACGGCGCGCACCGGCGGGACGATCGTCACCGATATCCAGAACCTCAGCAACGCTAACCTCGGAGGCGTCGTCACCCCGGACGCCCAGGGCCAGATCATCTTCCAGGGCCCGGACAACTCGACCGCGACCTACTGGCTCGACTTCGGCGACGGCGGGCCCCGGTGGGGCGTCCGGCCGGTGGACATCAGCGCCATGATGACGGCCGCCATGGTGGCCCGGGACCTCGCGAACTACACCACGGCCGGGGGCTTCACCGCCAAGGGTCACCTGCCCTACACCACGAACTCCCCCTCGCAGTCCCTCGCGGCGGCGCTCGACCCGATGGTGACGGCCCGCTTCGCGTCCTCCGGCGCGCGCGACGTGGCGTTCCCGACCCCGGCGGACGGCGACCGGTGTTACCGCACCGACCTGCACGCCCACCAGACCTACCGCAACCTCGGAAGCGTGTCCCGGTGGGTCACCGACCCGGCGCTGATCCAAGAGTTCAGTCTTGCTGCGGACACGGCCACCATCACCTTCGCGGCGATTCCGCAGGAGTGGCGCAACCTGGTGATCAAGTACCGGACCAAGATGGTCGGCTCGAACGCCAGTAACACGATCCACTCGTACTTCGGTGTCCGGTTCAACTCGGACAGCGGTACCAACTACGCCCACCAGGGTGCCGTGCGCACGCTGAAGGGCGTGTCCGGCACGCTCACCTACGAGGTGGCGCGCGACGGCACCGGCGCCGGTCTGGCGACGTCCGCGAGCGCCGTGATCGGTTCGGTGGCCGGTGGTATCGAGAACTTCGTGGGTGTCAACTCGAACGCGTCCACGGTTGGCTTCTGCGCCGGTTCGGGCAACGCGGCCGGGATCTTCGGCGCCGGAGAGATCACGATCGACGAGTACACCTCGGGCTCGAACCGGAAGCCGATCCGGGGCAACTCCGCCTTCGGTGACAACCTGCTCGGCACGGGTACCGGCTACATGGGCCGGGCGGACATGGCCGGGGGCTGGAGCAGCAGCGCGGCGATCACGCAGATCGACCTGCTGCCGACGTCCGGTACCGCGTTCTCGTCGGGCTCGACCTTCCGTCTCTACGGCTGGAGCTGACCGTGCCGCACCGCATCCTGAGCCCGTTTACACGCCAGAAGATCGGCCGCCGTGGGGCGTGTCTGCTGATCTTCGGTTTCGTGCCCGCGATGATCGGTGCAAGCCTCTTCGTTCAGCCTCACGACCGGCACGGCCAAAGTCGCGTCGTGCCGGTGCTCGCAAAGATGGCGCCCGACGCCGTGTGGGGCTCTCTGTGGCTGGCGTTGGGTGTAGTGGCCATGATCTGCGCCTTTCTCGGCTGGCGCGCACAACGCGTCGGCTTCGTCCTCGCCTACGGCCTCCCACTTCTCTGGGGGGCCGCTGACATGATCTCGTGGCTTCTCGGCTGGCTCTCGGTGGGGTGGGTTCCCGCCCTTATCTACCTGGGATACTGCCTACTCGTCGTGATCATTGCAGGTTGGGACGAGCCTAACGTGATACTGGAGCTGACCGAGCCGGAGAGGATGGACGATCGTGAATGAGATCGTGGGGGGTGTTCTCTCGGCTGTGGTCACTGCGGTGTTCCTCTTCCTGGGCTCCCGGTTCGTCGCCAAGCAGACGCGGGCCGTGGGAGAGCAGCAGGTCGAAGTGGAACAGCGGAAGGTCGACCAAGAAGCCTTCGACCGGTTCGTGGACCGGTACGAGCAGGACCGCACCCGGCAGCAGACGATCATCAGTGAGACGCGCACCTTGCTGCGGGCCGCGCTGAAGCACATCAACCTGCTACGCGGGGAGATGCGGAAGGCCGAGGTCGTGATTCCCCCGCTTCCTGAAGAGCTGGAAGACGTGCCATGGGACATGTACTCGGAGGGGCGCCCGTAGAGCCCGATACACTCCTTCAGAACGAAGGAGTGAGCCCATGAGCGCAGAGCGCCCGATCCCCGAGAACGGGGTCATGGACCAGGAAGAGCAGGCCCGTCTGCTGGTTCGGACCGGTCAGCACACGCACGAGGACGAGGCCGAGAAGCTGGCCGAGGTCTTCGGAGAGCCCGACGAGGACGGCGTGTACGGCGCCGGTGTCGTCGGCGGAGAGGGTGAGCAGGCATGAGCGCAACGCCCGGCACGATCGACGCCATGGAAGCGCAGATGGTGCGTTGGCTCGGCACCGGTGAGCCCAACGAGATCCAGCGCTGGTACCAGTCCCGCAACGGCAACGCCTACGCGGGCAACTGGCCGTGGTGCGACGCCACCATCACCCGCGCGGCCGTGGACTCCGGCTGCTACGACGCGGTGTGCTTCGGCACCGACTACGCGTACACCGTGGCGCACGCGCAGCGCTTCAACGTCGCCGGTGCCTGGCACCCGATGGTGAACGGCGTGGTGAACTCCGGCATCCGGCGCGGGGACATCGTCTTCTTCGACTGGGCGGGGTCGTCCAGCATCGGCGCCATCGACCACGTGGGCTTCGTGACCGGCGTGTCCGGCTCGACCGTTTACACGATCGAGGGCAACATCGGCAACGTCTGCGCCCGCAAGGTGCGGTACGTCCACGACATCGCAGGCTTCGGCCGCCCGGTCTACAAGGCCGCGCCCAAGCCCGCCCCGTCGTCCAAGCCGGTGGTGAGCCTGAAGAACCTGATCGCGGCCTACAAGCACGACCGTCCCGCCGCGCAGGGAGCGACCAGCCACCCGGCCGACGTCAAGCCCTTCGAGACCGCGCTGAAGAAGCTCGGGTACCTCTCCGCCAAGTACGCGTCGGACGGCTCGTACGGGACGTCCACCGAGGCGGCGTTCCACGACTTCCGGGTGGCGTACAGCCGGAAGCACAAGCTCGGGTGGTCGGAAGCCGACTGCTCGGGGGCACCCGGTTCCGCGTCCCTGAAGGGTCTCGCGGCCGAGTCCGGCGTGTTCACCGCGAAGGCATAACGGAGGCGTTTACACATGGCGTGGAGCAGCTACGACACCCCGGCGGGTACCGGCGAGAGGGTCCTTCTCGTGCAGTTCAAGGACGGGGCGGCCCTGCTGGGGCGTCTGGACGTCCAGAGCACGGACGCACCTTCGGACGCGCAGTACCAGGCCGTCGTGGACTCCCTGAACGCGAGCGCGCTCGTTCAGACCGCCCACTTCACCGAGACCAACTCGGTCAGCCGGATGCTGACCATGACGCCCCCGGAGGGCTGATAGATGAAGATCTTCGGGCGTGAGCCCGCCGTCATCCTGGCGTTCATCGCCGCCGCGCTGAAGCTCGCCGCCGCCTTCGGGCTGAAGGTCAGCGACGACCAGCAGGGCGTGATCAACACCGTGCTCTCGTGCCTCGTGGCCGTGGCGCTGGTGATCGTTCTGCATCAGGGCTCGCTGTACGCGGCTCTCGTGAACCTGGCTCAGGCGGCCATGTCTCTGTTCCTGGCGTTCGGCCTGGAGCTGTCCGGAGAGCGGCAGGCGCTCATCATGGCGTCCCTGGCGGCCCTGCTCGCGGTGTTCGGGGTCCGGCCGCAGGTGCAGGCTCCTGTGGCCGTCCTGCCCCGTCTGGAGACGTCCAGCCCCTACACCAAGCAGCCGGTGGACCGGGCGGCGTAGGGCCGGAGGTTGCGGAGGGGGTCACCAACCGGTGGCCCCCTTCGTCGTAGAAGGGGGTTGACACCCGGTCGGCAGCGTTGTACTTTGGTATCACGCCAAGGGGAACCGCCCCGAAGCCGACAGGAACCCGCACCACCTCGCAGAGAGGCAAGATCATGGCGAAAGAGACCTGCGACGCGACTGCGTCCGGCACCGAGACCGGCGACTTCACGTGGATCTTCGTCCGTCCGGACGACCTGATGCCTATGCAGCTCACGTTCTGTGCGCATCACAATGCCAAGCACGCGGCGGCCCTGCGTAAGGCGGGCTGGAGCCCCTACAGCTACTCGGAGACCGAGAACATCCCCGAGCCCGTGCAGGTCTAGCTAGGCGGTGATCAACTTCTCCTTTGTCGGGGTCTCGCACCCCGGCATTGGAGGCCGCCGGTACCAGGGTGGCAAGCTCCCCTGTTGCGACCGGCGGTATCACGGCCGGACTGCTGACACCAGGCAGACACCAGCAGTCCGGAAGGTGGGGTAAGGGACGGCGTTCCTCCGGCCCGCTCCGGTCTCCTTTCCCGGTGACACCCCATCTGCGGCCCCCGAGGTCGAGCCCCCGTGTTGGCGCACGGCGCGGGCTCCCTCGGGGGCCGTTTCCCCTTCCGAAGAAAATCTTGAAGACGGGGTTGACACCCCACCTTGGTAACGTGGTACTGTAGATACAGAAGGACGGGGGAACAAGCCCCCACCGACGAAGGAGCACACCATGATGAACTTCGCTGAGGCTGGCTGGACCGAGATCATGCAGGCCGTCACCTCCCTCCCCGGCTCGTGGCAGCCCCGCCGCGAGCAGCCCGAATGGGACCGCGACTTCTCCGGCCGCGCCGAGATCCAGGCGAATTTCGCCCACCAGACCGACAAGGCCCGTGACTGGGCGGTCACCGCGCTGGTCTTCAGCGACACGCTGAAGCAGGGCTTCCGTCAGGACCCCTCCGAGGACGACACTCGACTGATCGAGTTCGCCAAGGAGATGCGCGGCTACATCGCGAAGGGCAAGAACCAGTTCTGAGCCCCCGCGCCCCCTGGCCCGGCCCCTTCGGGGGTTCGGGCCTTCGGGGGTGCCAGAACCAACCGAGGAGCACCCCATGGACGAGCCCAAAACCGAGTACCGAGTGAGCGAGCGCACCACGTCCGTCGTGCGTTCGACCGACCCGATCGTGATCGACTCTGTCCCCTGCTGGGACGTGACGCGCGTGATCGCCGGGTCGCTCGGCTGGCACATCGGCAAGTACAAGAGCGCCAAGGCGGCGCAGAAGGTGGCCGACTTCCTGGCCGCCAACATCGGGGAGGAGATCGAGTGAAGAAGATCATCATGGCCGTGCTCGCGGGGGCGCTGTGCGCCGTTCTCGCGGCCTGCGGGCCCGACGACGGGCAGCAGCCCCAACCGAGCCCCGCACCGGCCCCGAGCGCACCGCAGAACTGACGGACGGTAGCCTGATGCCGTCCACCGAGACCCCGGCCACACGGTCGGGGTCTTAGGGCACGTTTACACGGGAGGGCATCATGAGGCGGGTATGGCGGAAGACCGGGATCACCCTTGCGAACGTCGCGGCGGTCCGGCTGGAGAACAAACGCCGGAGGCAGAAGATCCGGCAACACCTCTCGCGGCGCGCGGAGGTCAAGGCGCTGAAGCGCCAGAAGATCTTGTACTGAACGCAGAAGGGCCCGGCCGAAGCCGGGCCACTTCCCCAAGGAGTGCTGACGATCCCCATCGGCAAGCACGTGACCACAGAATAGCAGGTGACGGAATGCTTCAGCTTCGGCCGTATCAGCAGGTCGGCTTGGAGTTCCTGCGGGCCAACCCCCGCGCGTTCCTCGCGGACGAAATGGGGCTCGGGAAGTCCGCACAGATGACCCTCGCGGCCGAGGGCCGCACGCTAGTGGTGGCGCCCGCGATGGTGCTCGACGGCGGCACGTGGAACGACGAGATCATGAAGTGGGCCCCCGAGCGCTCCGGCGACTTCACACAGGTGGCGTACAGCTCCCTCGTGCAGCGCGACGGCCGCCGGGTCCTGCCCATCGCGAAGCCGGAGTACCGGACGCGGTGGGACACCGTGATCTTGGACGAGGCCCACTACATCAAGGGCCGCAACACCTCGTGGACGAAGGCGCTCCGGCCGATCCTGAAGAAGGCGGGCCGGGTGATCCTCGCGTCCGGGACGCCCATCCCGAACTGGGCGCCGGAGCTGTTCGAAGCCCTGTGCGCGATGTACCCGGAGAAGGCGAAGCCGGGCGGCGAACTGGGGAGCTACTGGCGGTGGGCCGCGACGTGGTTCGACACCACCCCGGACAAGATCTATATCCGGGGCGTGGAGAAGGAGATCAAGAAGGTCGGGGACCTGCTCGCGTGCAAGCCGGAGTGCGCCGGTCGGCCGGTGCTCGACCCGTGTGAGCATCACCGGGAGTTCTTCCGGGCCAACCTCGGTGACCGGTTCCTGATGCGGCTCCGGGACGACGTGCTCACCGACCTCCCGCCGCTCACGATCGAGCGTGTAAACACTCCCATGACGAAGAAGCAGCAGAAGGCGTACGACGCCATGCGGGATACCTACCTCGCGGAGATGGGAGACGGCGCCCTCCGGGTGGCGTGGTCGTCGTCGGCCCGGCACGTCATGCTCGACAAGATCGCGAGCGGGCTTGGGATTCTCGACGAGTCCGGCGACCCCCTGGCCGAGTCGGGGAAGCTACAGCGGCTCGCGTACGACCTCGGGGAGCGCACCCGGCCCACGCTGGTCGTGGCGCACTTCCGGCGGTCCGTGGAGGCCGCCCACGCCGTGGCGGAAAAGGCCGGTCTCCGGTCCGCGTACGTCCACGGTGGCGTCGGCCGTACGGCGCGCGGGCAGATCGTGGCCGACTTCAAGGCCGGGAAGCTGGACGTCCTGTGCGGCTCGCTCGACACCGTGGCGGAGGGGCTGACGCTCACCGTGGCGGACATGGTGATCTTCTTGGAGACGTCGTTCAAGCCGTCCCGGAACCAGCAGGCCATGCGCCGGATTCACCGGATCGGGCAGGACCGGCCGTGCACGGCGCTCGACTACTGCACCCCCGACTCGATCGACTCCGGCAAGCGGGAGCTTGTGGCGGCCAAGACGGATCACCAGATTCGGATCTTGACCGAGTCGCAGATGGCACAGTACATCTGACCAGCAGAAACCACGGGCCGCGAGGTGTAGACCTCGCGGTTCTGTGGTACTATAGATTTACAACCAAGGAGGAACGGTGAAGAACCCCAACTGGCAGGACAACGGCGCGTGCATCGACGAGCCCGTGGAGCTGTTCTTTCCCATCGGCGAGACCGGCGCCTACGCCGTGCAGGCTGAGGTGGCCAAGCAGATCTGCGCCCGGTGCCCGGTCTATCTGGAGTGCCTGCGTACGGCTCTCGTCAACAACGAGGCGGGCATCTGGGGCGGCATGACGGAACGCGAGCGCCGGAACCTGAAGAACAAGGCCACCACGGCGCAGTACGCCACCGTGGACGCGCTCGACGAGCTGCTGACGGTCACCCTGCCCGCGTGCGAGCGCTGCGGCGCACACCGCAAGGAGAAGGCGGACGGCATGTGCGCTACGTGCGTCACCGAGACGAAGAAGGAGAAGGCGAATGCCGAAACTGTCCCCGCGTAAGGAGACTTCGGCGAAGCGGAAGACGAACATCGAAACCCTTCGCGCGAAGCCGTTCGTCTTCCCGCGCGCGAGCGACGACGACGTCACGATCCTGTCCGTCGACCCCGGCACCACACACGTCGGTATCACCGTGGGGAGCCGGGACACGGAACGCGAGCACGGCTGGCGCGTCTACTGCGTGGCCGAGATGCTGCCGGACGAGTTCGTCGACTGGCTGTACCCGCGTCTCGGCATGTTCGACGTGATCGGGTGCGAAGACTTCGTGGTCTACGCGAGCAAGGCGAAGGAACTGATCGGCTCGCGACTGGAAACGGTCCGGCTGCTCGGCTTCTTGGAGTTCACCGTCAAGCAGTGGAACAAGGTCCCGCACGAGGCCGCGCCGGAGGTGCCCGCGCGCGAGATCCAGTGGTTCTCGCACATGGCGCAGATCCACAAGGGCACAGAGGCCGTCATGCTGCACGCGGGCATCCCGTTCGTCTCGCCGAAGACACCGGATCACGCCCGCTCGGCAGAGCTGCACTTCTGGCACTTCCTGATCCGCAACGGCCTGGTGCCGGGGGTGACGCTCGCATGAGCCGGAAGAACTGGAAGGCCCGCGCCGTGTCGGCCGGGTACCAGCTCGACACGATCGAGCGGCTGATCCGTGAGCGCGACGAGCGCGCGCGGACGCGCCACAACTGGAGCAATGACCCGCTGTGCATGGTGAACCACCCCGAACGGGGCCGGGCACCGCAGCGGGTCAGCGAGCGGATCACCAAGCTCGTTTACACGCACACGTGGGTTCCCGACGACGCGCACCCGCTCGGTGGCTACGACGGCACCGTGACGTTGTACCGCCGTGTCAACCTCCGCAAGGACGACCTCCCGGGCTGGTACGTCCGGGCGTCCGTGCGGCCCCTGTACGAGTTCACCAAGGAGTCAGTGTGATGTGGAAGGACGACCGCCGGAGGCAGCACAGCCTGTACCCCGGTCAGCGCGAAGCCCTCACCCGGTGGCGTCCGGCGCCGTCCCGGCGTGAAGCCGGGGCGGTGCTCCGCGAGATCGCCGCAGAGATGGGCGTGAGTCAGCAGACGGTCGCGTCGTACCTCGGTGGCGCCAAGGTGGCACTCGGGGCCGACAACTTCGCCACAGCCCGGGAGACGGCCGTCTCGCAGGGCCTCGTACCGTTCTACCGGGAGGGCCGGTGAGCACGAAGACCCCCGAGCAGCGGAAGCGCTTCAAGCTGACCGCCTACATGCGGGCCCACGGCAACCCCACCCGGGTGCCGATCGAGCCCGCCCGCGCGCACCTTCGGATGCTGCACTTCACCTACGGCATGTCGACGGTCCGGCTCGCGGAGCTGTGCACGCTGTCCGCCGGTTCGATCTCGGAGATCATCCGGGGCCACCGGGGCAGCGCGAAGAATCAGCAGTACGTCATGCGCGAGATGTACCGGGAAAACTTCGAGTCGGTCATGGCCATCCGGCCGGAGGTCCCGGCCGACAAGGGCGGCGCCCGTGTAAACGCGATCGGGTCGGCCCGGCGCGTGCAGGGGCTCGCGGCTATCGGCTTCCCGGTGAAGTGGACCGGTGAGCAACTGGGCTTCGTGGGGCCGACGTTCAACCTGCTCGCGCTCGGCAAGCGGCAGCAGGTCTACTACTCGACGGCGTACAAGATCCGGGTGCTCTACGAGAAGCTGGAGATGGAGACCAACCCGGTGCTCCACGGCGTCAAGCAGCAGTCGGCCCGGCTCGCGGCCACGTACGCGGCCCGCAAGGGCTTCGTGAAGCCGATCTTCTGGGACTTCGACCAGATCGACGACCCGGACGGCTTCCCCGACTTCACGGGCGCGTGCGGTACCCACCTCGGGGCTCAGGCGCACCGGCGCAAGGGCATCCTGCCGGTGTGCCAGCCGTGCCGCGACGCGTACAACGAGTACAACGGTGAGTTGAAGGCCCGGCGTGTCGCCTTGACAGACACCAGTGGTAGCGCGGTACTCTAGATCCATGCACAGCGAGACGTGCGAACACCGGGTAGAGAGCTACCCGCACACCGAGCTTGACGGCACGGTGAAGACGATCCCCTACTGCCTCCGCTGCGGGTTCGAGTGGACGGCAACCAAGGAGCAGACCTCATGAACGAGCAGATCGGCCGTCCGGTCCTTGCGGCCTACCGTCGCGGCCACCCCGCCCCCCGGCTCTACAACGCGGCCCTCATGGCGGTGTGGGGCTGGATCGCCTGGTACGGCGTCACCCATGACGGCGCCTGGAACAAGGTCTACGCCCTCGCGGCGGCCGTGTTCTTCGCGGTCAACGGCTTCGCGATCTCCGTGCACCACGTGCGGTGCCGCCGCTTCCACGCGGCCGAGATCGTCGTGATCACCGCCATGAAGGCGTACGAGCTGGACCCCGAGCAGGAGAAGGAGATCATGGAGGCACGTCGTGGCTGACAACGCGCAGGGGCCCCGCAAGGGGCCCCGGCCCGTCTCGTACTCCGAGCTGGACACGTTCCGGCAGTGCCCCATGAAGTGGGACCTCGGGTACCGGCAGGGCTGGAAGCCGACCGTGGAGAAGGAAGCGTTCCGGCTCGGGCACATCTGGCACGAGATCATGGAACGCCACTACCTCACGATCAAGGAGTGGCAGGACGAGAACCACGGGGGCTCGACGCGGTCCCCGCACCGTGGCTCGTTCGGCGAGACCGAGCTTCTGGAGCTGTGCGCGGGCGAGGTCGGCCCGGTCATGGACAAGCTCGACGTCGAGACCCGGGCGCTCATGGAATGGGCGTACGCGGGCTACGTGGAGATGTACGGCTGTGACCCGGACTGGCGGATCATCGCCACCGAGCAGAAGGGCGAGGTCCCGCTGACCGAGGACGGCCGCCCGCTCGTGTGGGTCATCGACCTCGTGGTGGAGGATCTGGACTACGGCGGGATCTGGATCGTCGACCACAAGTTCCCCGGTGACCTCGCGTCGGACACCGAGATCGACCTTGACGATCAGCTCGGGCTCTACTGGTTCGCGTGGGCGATCTCCGGCCACGAGACGGCGAAGCGTGTAAACGGCGCCATGCTGAACGAGTCCCGGAAGAAGCAGAACGTGGGCGACAAGATCCCCGTCCCGCTCTTCGCCAACGGCAAGCCGAAGGGCAAGCCGCAGACGCTCGAACAGCGCTTCAGGCGTACGCGGACGTCCCGGACGCTGGACGAACTCCAGATGATCGCCGAGGACGCCCGGAAGGTCGTCAAGGCCATGGCCCTGCTGGAGCGCGAGGACGCGCTGTACTCGTCTCCGAACCCCAAGCAGTGCGCATGGAAGTGCGACTTCCGGGAGATCCACATTCAGGCCCGCTCGGGCTCGATCCCGGTCGAAGAGATCCTGGAAGACTTCGACTTCACGTCCCGGGCCATGCGCGAGGCGCAGAATGCCGAAGCTGAGTAGGCCCCGGCCCGCGTCGGCTCCCCTCGGGGTGGTGGAGGCTGTGGCCCCCGCCGCCCCGGTGGCGGTCCCCCGGCACGAGCACAACCCGGCCGACCACATGGTCTTCCGCAACGCGGACGGCACGACGTCCCGCATCTGCATCTGCGTGTGTGACCGGTGCTGGCCGCCGGGTGTCGGGAAGTACCCGGGCCCGTGCCCCGACTGGAACGACGAGGTGTAAACGATGCCGCTGACACGGATCGAGCGCGCGGTGTGGCTCCGCTTCCTGGCCTACGAGACCCGGACGGACGCGGTCGCGCTGCGGGCTCAGGGCGTGCTCACGCGGACGCTGGACGGCGTGGCGCAGGAAGACGGCGGCTGGTGCGCGTGCCCGGACCACGAAGAGGCCGTGGCGCACGTGCTGAAGTTCGTCTGGCGGAACCCACCCGAGTAGGGTAGGCTGGTACTGTTCGGCGGGGCCGGGAAACCGGCCCCGTCCGGGCACAGAGACCTACGGGTCACCGGACAACCACACACAGGAGAGCTGATGCCCAAGGCATCCGGCGGGGCCGCGCCCCGCGCCATCACCAGCGGTTCGAGCGCGAGCGCTCCCACCCGTCCCGACGAAGAGATCGTGGACGCGGAGATCGTGGACGAGGACGAGTTCACCGATCTCGACGAAGCCGAGGAGTGGGTCAAGGCCCTGTACTTCGGCACGGAGGGCACCGGCAAGACCACGGCTATCGCCTTCATGGCGAACCTGCCGGGCGACGGTGACGTGATCATCATCAACGCGGAGGCCGGACTGAAGAAGGGCCCGCTGAAGGCCCTCGGGGTCCGCACCGAGTGCATCAAGATCTGGAACCCGCCGGGCAACGGCGTGATGACGTACGAGAAGCTGGAACGGCTGTACTTCCGCACGGCCGCCCGGCTCCGCGAGAACCCGAAGTCGGTCAAGGGCATCGGCATGGACTCCCTCACCGAGATCGTCAACAAGATCTTGGAACAGGCGAGCTACACCATGTGGGAGCGCGAGCAGCGCAACACCCGCAAGGCCGAAGAGGACAAGCGGTACAGCGCGGAGATCACGCAGCTCGAAGACTACGGGCTGATGACCTCTCAAGTCCGCAAGCTCATGCGGAAGTTCCGCGACCTCCCGTGCCACTTCGCCGCGACGGCACTGGAGACGGAGGCGCAGGGCGAGGGCGAGTACAGCCACTCGAAGAAGCAGGCCGCCCCCGAGATGACGCCGAAGCTCCGCACGTCCGTGCTCGGCTACGTGGACGTGGCGCTGCGGCTCACCTCCGAGACCCTGCCTGTCTCCGAGGGCGAGAGCGAGACCCTGGTGACCGCGCGCACGAAGCCGTCCGCGCTGGTGCGCGCCAAGGACCGGCTCGGGGTGCTCCCCCGCGACTTCCCCGAGCCCCGGTTCGACCGGCTCGTGGAGTACGTCAACGGCACCACGGTGTGGGCCGACGACGAGGTGTTCCCGATGTACGCGCAGACCCGCGAGCGGGCCGCCGCGTACAAGGAGCAGAAGGCCGCCGCCAAGAAGGCTTGACACGGCAGCGGTAGCGAAGTAGCGTAGTACCCGAAGCCACCCGGGGCCATCCGGGAACCGAGAGAAGAGAGACAGCAGATGCCGAAGCTCCCCAAGGACCGTGCCGAAGGCGCCAACAACCAGGAATCGGGGGACTACAAGCCCCTGAAGCCCGGCAAGTACGTCTTCAAGCTCACCGAGGTGGAAGAGGGCGAGACCGGCCCCAACTCCACCAACCCGGGCACGGAGAAGTGGGTCTGGAAGCTCGTGGTGGACAAGGACTACCACCCCGAGCTGCGCAAGGGCCGGTGGCAGACTTCGCAGCAGGAGCACATCCCGCTGACGGAGAAGATGGACTGGAAGATGAAGCAGATGTTCGAGGGCTTCGGCTACGAGGTCGAGTCGGACACCGACGAGATCATCGAAGACCCCGACGCGCGCATCGTCGGCTACGTCCGCACCGGCAAGGACATCAAGACGGGCGACCCCCGCTCTGAGGTCTCGCGCTACGTGCCGTTCGACCCGGAGAAGTTCACGTTCGCCCCCGAGGGCGACGAGGACGACAACCAGTAGCACCGGGCGCGGCAGCACGACGAACGGCCCCCACGTCTCAGTGAGAGACTGGGGGCCGTTCGCAACCCAAGGAGGAACCACGCGTGAAGTACATCAAGGGCGAGACCCCGGCGCCACAGCCTGCTACGGATGACCTGCTGAAGAACGCGCTCGCGCTCGCGGCGGGCGGTGTGGCCGTGTTCCCCACCCACCGGGTGGTGGACGGCGAGTGCACGTGCATGGACACCGGCTGCAAGTCGCCGGGCAAGCACCCGCGAACCAAGCAGGGCAGCAAGGAAGCCACCACCGACCCGGCGCAGATCAAGATGTGGTGGACGAAGTGGGGGCAGCACGGCCGCCTGAACTTCGGCCAGACCCTTGCGGGCCGGGCCGTGGTCGACGTGGACGTGGCGGAGAACAAGCCCGGAGAGATGACGTGGGCCGCGCTCTCCGAGGGGCAGACGCTCCCGGTGACGCTCACCTACCGCACGGGCCGGGGCGGCACGCAGTACGTGTACGAGCTTCCCGCCGGAGAGCAGGGCGGCAAGCAGGACGGGTACAGCAACTCGCTCGGGGAGGCCGTCGACTTCAAGACCGGCCCCAACTCGTATGTGATGGTGCCCGGTTCGAAGACCGAGGGCGTTTACACGGTCATTGTCGACGTGGAGCCCGCCACCCTGCCGGAGTGGATCGGGGAGTTGGCGCGGGCGAAGGCCACGAAGACCGCGACGATCGACGGCAAGCAGGTCACGATCTCCGGCGGGTCACTGCTCTCCGAGCTGATCCTGATGCCGCCGGACGACCCCCGGCGCGGGAACGACTGGCTGGCCAAGCTCGCGGGCCACTACGCCAAGCAGTACCGGGACAAGAAGGATCTGTACCTCGCGCACTGCACCGTGATGAACATGATGAGCACGGACCCGATCGCTCAGGCCGACTTCACGAAGACCACCGAGTCGATCTGGAACACCGAGCAGGCGAAGCAGATCATGGCGGGCGGGGGCGAGAACTCTGGGTGGCTGATCAGCGGAGGTGACCATCTGCTCGTCGAGATGAAGCCGAAGCCGGACCCCGGCGGCACGCCCACGATCGAGCCCCCGGACAGCTTCGCCAACTTCGACGTGAAGGCCGTGGGCCTGATCTCGACGCCCGGGAAGCGCGGCCGGTCCTACGACGTGATCATCACCCGTCAGCGGGACGGCGAGCAGTTCCCCGAGGTGCTGGACGCGGATACGCTCGTCGACTTCCGCAAGCTCACCACGTGGCTCGCTGAGGTGGCCGGTGTGTCCTTCGCACAGCCGTCCCGGGCCATGGGCGACATGCAGCCCACCATCCGCCTGATGCGGTATCTCGAAGAGCAGAAGGCGCCCGTCTCCACGCTGCTCGGGCAGATCGGGTTCCAGCCGGAACACCGGGTGTTCCTCACCCCGGTCGGCCGGATCGAAGCGGGTGTAAACGGGATGCAGCCGTTCCAGGGTGTTCGGCCCCGGCCGGACCTCCCCGGCTTCGACCGGTACGACCCGCCGTTCAAGTACGGCTTCGCCGCCGGTGGCTACCCGGAGGTGCGGGAGGTGCTGCGGGAGGTGCTGACGTTCCACGACCGGACGGCGCTCACCGTGCTCTTCTCGTGGGCGCTCATGTCGCTCGTGAAGGCGGAGATCAAGCTGAAGGGCAACTGTGCCGTCTTCCCGATCTTCGCGATCGAAGCCGTGAGCGGGAGTGGCAAGACGTCCGGCGCCATCAAGATGATCGGCGAGCTGATGGGCTACGACCTCGGGGACGTGCAGCCCACGGTGGCGGACCTCCGCGACAAGCTCGCGGCGTTCCGGTCCGGCTTCGTCCACTTCGACGACCCGGACGACTTGGACAAGTTCCGCGAGCTGCTGCGGCTGATCCCCATGGAGTCCACGAAGACGAAGCGGCAGGATGCCGAGCACAGCATGTCCGCGAAGCTCACCGGCGGACTGCTGATCACCGGTGAAGGGCTCGGGCTCACCGGACAGAAGGCGCTCATGGACCGCACGGTGTCCGTGGCGCTGCCGTCCACCAAGGGCCAGAAGTCCTACGACGCGGTGAAGGAGCTGTGGCAGCACTACGGCGGCTCCCTGACGGCCGTGGCGGGCACGCTCGTGGCCGAGGTGCTGAGGCTCGTGGACGAGATCCCCGGGCTCGTGAAGGCGCTGAAGCCGACCACCGGCCGCGTCGGCGACTCGTACGGCATCGTGAGGGCCGGTTCCCGGGTGCTGGACTGGCTTCTCGCGGACGAGGAGGACCGGGCCGGGGCTCTGGCCGGAGAGGGCGCGTCGGCGGCCCTGGTGGACGCGTGGAGCGTTTCCAGCATCGCGGCGCTCCCGGCGGACACCGACGACCTGCTGACGCTTCAGATCCTCCCGTGGGCCGTCCGGACGTTCTCCGACCCGGACGAGTACGGCGAGATGCCGAAGTACAAGGGGCAGCGGTTCCCGCTCTACCCGGCGAAGATCCGGGACGAGTCGCAGGACGACGCCCGGAGCAAGACCCCGTACGACGGCACCGGCCCGTGGATCTACTTCAACGCGGCCACCCTCGCGGAGGCGTGGACGCTGAAGGAGGGCAAGGGCGACGAGACCCGGCTTGCGTCGGCGGAGGCCATCGTGAGGCAGGCGAAGGCGCTCGGGGCGACCACCCGGCCGTCGCCGGTGGGGCTGAACGGGGGCAAGAAGGGGCGGTACTGGGTGATCGGCGGAGACCTCGCGCAGGAGATCATCAACCGCTCGCTCGGGTAACACCCGGGGGGCTGTAGCTGTACCCCGTGAGGTGTAACCGGAGGGGGTCAAGATCGCTAAGGCGGCCTTGGCCCCCTTTTCGGGCTCAAAAGAACACCTTAGTTACAGGAAAGTTACACCATAAGTTACATGATTTATTACATGTATATGCAGGTCAGATGGGGTTTGGTTACAGGTTACAGCGAAAATGCGCACGCCCTACACGCGCGCGCGGGCGCGCGTCGTGCGCGCGCGTACGCGCGAGGTTTCGCGGAATCGGTGTAACCAGTAACTTTGCCCCCGCGCTGGTGGTAGCACCGGGTACTGTGGTAGCCTTACGGCAGCAAGGAAGGAGGTCCCCACATGGCGGACGAAGAGATCACCATCGTCGAGCGGCCGTTCGACCCGAGCACGACCCGCAAGAAGCGGCTGAGGGCTCCGGCCGAGACCGTGGAGGCCGCGCGCAAGCTCGCGGTCGAAGCGGCCCGCAAGGGCGAAGAGCCCGGGGCCGTGGTCCACTCCGAGGGCCACACGACCGAGAACGCGGCCCGGTCCGCAGTGAAGCGGATTCAGTCGGGGCGCTTCCTGTGGGGTCAGTGGGCGGGCAAGATCCATGCCTACGTGATCCCCTACGACGACGGCACGTGGGGCGTGGCCATCACGTGGACCGGCCCCACCAAGGAGACCAAGGGCGCATGAGCGACAAGACGATCCCCATCGGCATGATCCGCGCCCTCCCCAAGGAGGTCCGCGCGATCGTGAAGCAGGCGCTCGCGACCCCCGGATGGCGCGGCCAGACGGCCGCGTCCGGCAGAGGTCATCTGAGGTTCTACCCGGCTGACCGATCCGTCCCGCCGATCACCGTCTCGAAGACGGCGTCCGACCGGCGGGCCATCGACAACATCCGCGCCGACTTCCGCGCGGCTGGCTTGGAGGTATAGATCCCCATGGACTTCGCTCAGTACCAGCAGGCGGCCGGAGAGACCGCCATCTACCCCCGCGCGGGAGAGCAGCACATCGACGGGCTGACCTACGTGGCGCTCGGGCTCGTGGGTGAGGCCGGAGAGATCGCGAACAAGATCAAGAAGATCATCCGGGACGCCGGGGGCGTCGTCGAGCCGGAGCGGCTGACGGCCGTCGCGGAAGAGGTCGGTGACGTGCTCTGGTACGCCGCGCGGCTGTGCACCGAGATGGGCGTGGACCTCGGGCAGGTAGCGGCCCTGAACGCGGCCAAGCTGGAGAGCCGGGCCCTGCGTGGCGTCATCGGCGGAGACGGAGACCGCCGGTGAGCAAGATCTTCCGCCCGTCCCAGCTCCCCCGGCTCCGGCCGGGGGCGTGGGTCTCGCTCGACACCGAGACCTCGGGCCTGTACCCCGACGACGGCGCGCGCGTGTCCGTGGTGTCGGTGGCGTGGTTCACGGCCGACGAGCTGGAGCCGTGCAGCCTGCCGGAGGACGACGGCGTCCGAGGGGTGGCGTTCCCGTTCGCGCAGGGGGTGGAGTGCCAGCCCTGGTTCGACGGCGCGTTTACACTCTTCGGCGGCGACGAGGACATCAACCTGCCCGGCGCCGAATGGGGCGCCCTGTACGCGTGGCTCGTGGACTGCCGCGTCGTCATGCACAACGCGCAGTACGACTTGATCATGATGGACGCGGGCACACCGGAGTGGGCGCCGTGCGGCCGTCAGTGGATACGGCTCGACCACCTCGTGCAGTGGGACACGATCTTGGGGTGCAAGAACCTGTGGCCGGTCCACCCGAAGGGGCTCGGGCCCACGGCCGACCGGCTGAAGCTCGGGCGCAAGCTCGGTGACCCGGTGAAGGCGTGGATCACGAAGAACAAGCGGAAATACCCCGCCTACCCGGCTTGGGGAAGTGGGTACGACCTCGTGCCGTGGATCATCATGGGCGAGTACGCGGCCGTGGACGCGATCCTGACGCTGAAGGTCTTCCGGGTGCAGCAGGCCGAGTTCCTTGACGGGTACGGCGACTGGACCGAGTTCTGCACCAAGCAGATGCCGCTGATGAAGCAGTTCGTGCGCATGGAGCGGCGCGGTATGCCGTTCCCGAAGGAGATCAGCGCGGGCTACGTCGGCGCGATCGAAGGCAAGCAGCGCGAGGTGGCGCGGAAGCTCCCCTTCGCGGCCAACAAGGAAGCCGCGCTGAAGTGCTTCTTCAGCGACGAGATCACGTCCAAGGGTGTAAACGGGCTCGGGCTGGCACCGGTGAACGTCGGCAAGGCGTCGAAGAAGTGGCCCGCCGGAGCGCCGACGCTCGACGCGGAAGTCCTGGGCGACATGGCCCGCGACGGAGTGATGGGCGCCGAGACGTGGAAGCTCTACACGGACCTCGGACGGCTTGCGTCGATGTACTACGGCGGGTACGCCGACAAGACCGGCGGCGACGGACGGCTTCGGGCCCGCATCCGTCAACTCCGCGAGGAGACGAAGAACAGCGACGGCATGGCTGACCGGCTCTCGATCGAGCGTGTCAACCTTCAGGCCATGCCGCACGACGGCAAGCTGACGAAGGCACTCGAAGGACTCGACGCGCCGACCGTGCGGCAGATGATCGCCCACGAGGTCGCGGTGAACTACCCGGGGTGGGATCTCGTCGAACTCGACCTGTCACAGGCTGAGTTGAGGGTGGGCGCGCTGCTGAGCGGGTGCAAGCCGATGCTCGAAGCGTTCCGCAACGGCGAAGACCTGCACCAGAAGACCGCCGACCTCGTGAGGATCAACCGGAAGACGGCCAAGATGTCGAACTTCCTGCTGATCTTCGACGGCGGGTGGCTCACCTTCCAGCGGCAGGTGAAGCGGCAGACCGGCGGAGACGTGCAGCTCACCGCGACCGAGGCGAAGAAGGTCGTCTTCCCGTGGAAGCGGGCCTACCCGCAGTACAAGAAGATGGCCGACCAGTGGGAGCGCTTCGTCAAGGAGACCGGATACGTCCGGCTGGCCAACGGACAGCTCCGGTGGTTCACGCAACGCGAACTGGACTGGGACGCCCGCAAGGGGTGGAATCAGGTGGTGCAGGGCTCGATTCAGCAGCTCTTCCAAGAGTGGCTGCTGAAGACCGAAGAGATCTGCGAGACGGCCGGAGTGTTCCAGCGCGCGGCCGACGAAGGCATCGGCGGTGCCGGACCGCTGATGACCGTGCACGACAGCATCATCGTGCTGATGCCGTCCGACCTCGCGGAGACACTGACCGCGATGATCCAGGACGCGGCCATGGAGCTGTGGAACGAGATGTTCCCGGGCGTACCGGGGGCCGTGGACGCGAAGGCGTTCGGGAAGGCTGACTGACATGGACCACCAGCCGCACGGGGACGGGGCGCGCATCGGTGCCCCGTCCCGGCGCCGGGAAGCGCTCGATAGGGCGTGGCACGAGGTGAACGGGGCGGAGTCCTGCGACGCGGCCGGGAGGCCGGGAGACAGGGATGTACGGCTTGCGTTCGCCATCGCGTGGGCGCTGATCGCTATCGGAGAGGGCAGGACAGAATGATCAAGACTGAGTGCGACCGCTGCGGCCGTCAGGAAGAGGTCACCGGGTCCGTGGTCGCGGTGCCCGGTGTGGCGTTCCTGCGTGAGCCCCCGCTTCCCGAGGGCTGGTACCGGGTGGCGTTTCCGCCCGTGGAGAAGGGCAACAAGGACCAGCGCAAGCACCTGTGCGACCGGTGTGTAAACGCGCTGCGCCTGTTCCTCGTCGGTGACGGGGCGGTGCCCGGCCTGCTCGAAGTCGACGGCGGGAACCGGGTCACGGTGAGGCTCGAAGAGACCGGGGTGGCCGGTGCCGAATACCGGGTGGCCGCGATCGACGGGTGCACCTGCCCGAAGCCGGAGCAGCCCCGCCCGCCGTGCCCGCTGCACCGGCCGGTGTGCGAGGTCACCGGGAACCACACGGCGGCCGTGGGCAAGCCGGGGGTGTGCCAGCACTGCGGCGCCGTGTACGGCGAAGCCGAGGACCAGCGGCCCAACCTGACCGAGCGGGCCCGGAAGCTCGCGAGTGGCGGGGAGAAATCCCGGCACTGCACGTGCGCCGGTGTCGGCTTCGGCACCGAGGACTGCGCCGTGCATCACCCGGAGGGGCTGGCACAGGGAACGCACCTGAAGTGCTACCAGGACCCCGAGGGCAAGGAGTGCCCGGGGATCTACCGGCGCGGGATGTTCCGCGAGCACATGCAGCGGTGGCACGGCATCCCGGTGGCCGAGGGCTCGAAGGCGTGCCCGTACTGCGCGGAGATCGCGCCGGGGATCATGAAGCTCGGGCAGCACATCGCGAAGGAGCACCCGGGCGAGTGGCAGGCGTGGGCGGACGGCGGGCAGGTGGCCGGTTAGCACGGCGTGTAAACGACAGGGCCCGGGGCTTGTGCTCCGGGCCCTTCGTGGTACTCTGGTACCACACCAAGGAGGAACACGTGACGAAGACCGAGATCCCCGACTTCCTGTCCATCGTCGACACCGAGCAGATGATCACCCGGGAGATCGACCTTGCGGTGGCGGAGGGCGACAACCGGTTCGACTTCAAGCGGTCGTACCGCGACGGCTGGTTCCGGCCCTCGCACATCAAGCTCGTGTACCGCGTGAACCGGGGCGCGTCGTCCCCGTACTGGTACCTCTTCCAGGTCAAGATCAGGGGCGCGAAGGTGCTGAGCGGCAACCGGATCAGCACGGCGTTCGTCAACATCGTGACCGAGAACTTCTACCCGGAGAAGGCCCCGGCGTGGGCCTGTGAGATCGGTGCCATGCTGAAGCCCACGGTGGAGATCGAGCGCGCCGGATACGGCGGCTGAGCACAACCACGGGGAGGCTCGGATGTCAAGGCATCCGGGCCTCTTTTTGATAACAATCTGACAACGGAGGTTGATCATGGCTGGACCGAAGAAGGGCAGCAACCCGGCCCACGGCGTGACCTACGCGGCCAGCCGGAAGCGTGCGGTCGAAGAGATCCGGGCCACGGCCCGGTTCGGCAACTTCCCCATCCCGGCCGACATGAGCCCGATCGACGTGCTCGTGGACGAGCTGAAGCGGTCGGCGGGGTTCTGCTTCTGGATCGAGTCGAAGATGGCCGAGTGGGGGGACGAGCTGATCGACCTCGGGGTGACCAACTACGACGACAAGGGCGCCATGCAGACGGCGGACACCAACGAGCGGGCGTGGCTGGACGTGTGGCAGCGGGAGCGGGCGCACCTCGCGCGGGTGGCCAAGCTGTGCATCGACGCGGGGGTCAGTGAGCGTCAGATCGCGTTGGCGGAGAAGCAGGCTGAGCTGATGTTCGCCATCATCAACGAGGCGTTTACACAGCTAGGGTTGACGTCCGAGCAGCAGAAGCGGGTACCGCAGATCATGCCCGCGCTCATCCGGCGGATCGCCATCCCCGGGGAGGTGGTGGGACATGTGCCGGATGTGGAGTGACCTCCGGTGGCTGTGGACGTGGCGCCGTATCAAGCGGTACCGGAGGCAAGCCGAGTTCGACGCGTTCCAGCGCCGCGACTACGAGGAGTGGGAGCGGCTGAAGCAGGAGAACCACGCGCTAGGCATATGGGGGTAGCGGCCAACCCGGGAGCGTGGTACCGTAGTTCTATGCGCAAGGGGATAGAGCTTACGGCCCCGAAGGGTGGGTTCCTCACCCTGGCCGACGTCATCGCCTTCACGGAGCAGGCCATGCAGGACGGTGCAAGCCTCACCACCGAGGTGGGCGCGCGTATCTCGTTCGGCGGGAAGCTCCAGAAGCTCACGATCATCATCGACACCGACGCACCCAAGGAGTAGGACCCATGGCAGCACGTACGAAGACCACGCCCGCGAAGACCACCGAGAAGGCGGAGCCGAAGAAGCGCGCCCCGAAGCCGGTCACGGACCTCGCGACGGCGACCACGGCCCTGAAGGCGGCGCAGCGCCGGTACGACCGCGCGTACAAGTCGTACGCCGACGCGAAGCGCGAGGAGCTGGCGGCCAACGACGCGCTCACGGAGGCCAAGGAGACCGTGAAGAAGTTCTACGCGGAGCTGATGGGCGAGGGTCAGAGCGCCGACGAGGCCCCGGCCGTTTCCGCCGACGAGGCGCCCTACGAGGGCGACGGCCACGGCGACACCGCGCACGACGCCTGAGACCACCGAGCGCGCCTAGGCACACGGGCCCCGCCCGAGGCAGCGCCGGACACGACCCCCGATCCCCCCGGTCGGGGGTTTCGTGTATTCGCCGTTCGGGTACCATGGTACTACAGCAGCATTCGAGACCCCGAGGGGAGCACCCGATGATCTACCTAGCGGCCGTCGTGTACGACAAGACGGACCCCACGCACGCACCGTACGTGTCCGCGCCGATCGGCCCGTACGAGGCGCACGAGACCGAAGCGATCGAGCGCGGCCGGGCGTTCCTGCTCGACGCCTACGCCACCAAGGACGTCCGCTCGATCGAGCCCGCCGGGAACGCGTACGTGGACTTCATGGATGCGCGCGCGATGGTCCTCGCGGCCGTTCTGCGGGAGGCTGAGGCGTTCCGGGCGCAGCACGACCGGGAGATGTGCGAGGCCGCCATGGAGGCCGTCCGGGAGGACGCTACGCGGTGGCTGGACCAGTACGGGATCGACGTCTCCCCGGACGATCTTGACCAGGTGCTCGAAGCCCTCGGGGTCAACCCCGGCGACGTGTAAACGCTCACCCCCGGCCAGAAGATCTTGGCTCGGGGGTGTTGCGCGTCCTAGGTACTGTGGTACTGTAGATACATCGAAGGGGGAACAAGCCCCCGAGGGACCAAGGAGCAACCCATGTCGCGCATCACCATCGTGGACGTCCGTCGACAGTTCACCGACCGCTACGTGCCCGCGCTGCTCGCGCTCGGCTACAACACCGAGGGGCTGACCCTCTCGAAGCAGGTCGGCCACTACGAGCTGACGGACGCGGACGGGCAGGCGGCCCCGGGCGTGGTCGGCCACGGCATGACGGCGGGCTACATCGGCTCCACGGCCCGCGAGGCGTACGCCACGCTCCAGACGATCGCGAAGTCGCTGGAGTTCGCGGGCTCGTACATGATCGCCAACGCGCAGAAGGTCATGCGGTGATCGGTTGCATGATCCCGGGGTGTCCGTGCCCTCACGCGGGCACCCCGGACCGCGCGGCCAACGAAGACGATCAGTTGACGGTCGTTCTCCGGGCGCCGCAGGCTGGTGCTGGGGCCGGTCTTGCCCACCGGGACAAGATCGCGGTTGCGGTGATCCTCACCGCGCGCAAGAAGAGCGCTCGTGAGATCGCGGGCGTGCTGGGAGTGGCCGAGCGCACCGTGTGCAGGTGGCGGAGCGCGGCCCGACTCGTGGAGGTATGACTATGTGCCCGAAGTGTGGCGGCCCGCTCACGGCGGCCGGTAACTGCGCCAACCTGTGCGGCGGGGCGGTCGCTCCGGCGCCCGTGCAGGTGCTCGACGAGACGGCGCGCGCTGAGGCCCGCCTGATCCTGGTGGCCCGGAGCGTCGGCTGATGCCGGGCTCGTGGTGGTACTGCACCTGGTGCGGAAAGCGGAACTTCATCACCCGCCTGGTGTGCAAGTGGTGCGGCGCGTCGCGCGACTGACGTAGCCTCGCAGGTAGAAACCCCTCGGTGCGGTCCCACCGGGGGGTTTCGCGCTGCTCGGAAAGATCTTGGAATCAGGGCTTGCGTTTACACGGGTAGCGTTGTACCTTAGTAGCAGAAGGAAGGGAACAGCCCCTCCCGAAGCCCCAAGGAGCACCCCATGAGCGAGTTCATCGACGAGACCGAGTTCTCCACCCGCGAGGCGTGGCTGATGACGGCGATCGAGCACCTTCGCCCCACCTTCGAGGAGAAGGCAGGCGTGACCCTCCCCGAGAAGATCCGAGTCTCGACGGGCTGGAGCAAGAACGCGCGGAAGGGCTCGATCGGCTGGACGTGGATCTCGGGCGCGGCCGAGGACAAGATCAACAACGTCTTCATCAGCCCCGAGAAGTCGGACAGCGTGGAGGTGCTGGCGATCTTGGTTCACGAGCTGGTGCATGTGGCCGACGACTGCGAGAACGGCCACGGCGCGGCTTTCAAGAAGATCGCGGTCGCGGTCGGTCTCGAAGGCAAGATGACCGCCACGGTCGCGGGCGACGAGCTGAAGGACCAGCTCGAAGCGCTGACGATCATCATGGGTGACTACCCCCACGCGAAGATGATCGTCGGGGACGGCGCGGGTAAGTCGAGCGGCCCGAAGAAGCAGGGCACGCGGATGATCAAGGTCGAGTGCGACTGCTGCGGCTACGTCGTACGGACCACGCGCAAGTGGCTGGACATGGGCAATCCGCAGTGCCCCAAGGGCACGAGCATGGTCCCCGAGATCGCGGACTGAACGACCGGCACGGCGGCCCCTTCGGGGGCCGCCTTGCTACTGTCACCAACCGGTAACGACCAGAGAGGCAAGATCATGAAGAAGCTCGTCATCCTCGCGGCCCTCAGCGCGGCCGTAGGCGTCCTCGTAGCACCCGGCACGGCCAACGCCACTACCCCGCAGGCTTCGGCCCTCTCGTACGCGCGTGCACAGCTCGGTGACCCCTACCGCCTAGGCGGCACCGGGCCCCGTTACTGGGACTGCTCGGGCCTCACGCAGAAGTCGTACGCGCACGCGGGCAAGACCCTGCCCCGGACGGCGCAGCAGCAGTACAACGCGACGCGGCACGTGGCCCTGTCGAGCGCCCGGCCGGGGGACCTGCTCTTCTGGGGCAAGGACTCCAAGCACATTACGCACGTGGGCGTTTACACGGGCCACGGCTACACGGTGAACGCGAACACCGGCGCATACCGGGGCCGCAAGGTGGTCAACGCGCCAACCCGTGAGTACCGGCTGTACGGAAACCGCGAGTACGCCGGACAGGTCAAGTAGGGGTAGACGCGGGGGTGTTGGCGTGGTACTCTGGTACTTCAACCAGCCAAGGAGGACTGCGTGAAGAAGATCACCAAGGCGCTCGGGGTCGCTGCCGGTTCGGCCGCCCTGATCCTGGCCGTCAACTCCCCCGCGTTCGCGGGCTCGGACGGGCCCACGGTCTGCAACTCCGGCCCCACGTCGGCGTGCGTGAAGTTCTACAACAACGGCGACGTGATCCGCGTCTGGGACGAGGACTGTGACGGCCACGCGGCCGTGGCTCACGTCTGGGCGCCGGAGGCCGGGATCTACAACAACCTGTGGAACACCGGCGGCTGCAACACGTACGCGGACTACGCGTACGGCACGTCCATGCCGGAGGACGTCGCGGTGTACTACCAGGCGTGCTACGGGATCAAGTACGCGGACGGCACGTACACCCGCTGCTCGGGGACCGGCGGCGGCCGTTCCTGATCACCCGCGCGGAGCGGCCCTCACCTTCGGGTGGGGGCCGTTTCGTTTACACGCGCCGAAGGGGGTTGCGCCCCCCTTGGCAGCATGGTAGCTTTAGAGCATGACGAGATGGTGCGAAAACCCCGAGTGCCGCGAGGAGTTCGCGGCCACCGAGACATCGAACGGCTTCTGCTCGTGGGAGTGCGAAGAGCGAGCATCCGAGATCGAAGACGAGGAGTACGGATCATGACCTACATCAAGGGCTCGTTCGCCCACCACACCCCGAGCGACGACGACGGCACCCCCACGTGCCTGTACTGCCTGGAACCGTGGCCGTGCGACCCCGAGCTGATGCGGCGCGAGGTCCGTGACGCCACCGTGAAGGAGGTCGTGGCCATGGTCCGGCCCGACACCTCCGAGCCGCTGTGCTGCGACGTGCACGCGTCGTCGTGGACCGTCCTAGGGGACATGGCGGATGAGCTGGAGCTGTGGGCGCAGATCGAGAGGGAGGGCCGGAAGTGAACGACGTACTGGCAATGTGCATCGGCGTGGTGATCGGCATGGGGGCCGGGGCTATCGCCCTGTTCTTCGTGGCGCCCCGCGTCTTCGACTGGATCATCAAGTGGGGGATCTCCCGTGGCTGAGTATGAGGTAGAGGGATACGGCACGAGCCCGCGAGGGCAGCGCGTGGAGTTCCGTACGTACCCGCGCGAGGGCGTCTCACGGGCCGAGCGCCGGGCGCACGTGGTCGTGTCCGGCCGGACCGTGGCGCGCGGCTATTCGTGCGACGGCGTGACCTACGCGACGTTCGAGCGCGCGGTGAAGGAGGGATGGACGGATGCCGAAGCTGGGAGCTAAGGCGGCCGAAGAGCGGCCGTACAACCTGCGGTGCAAGGTGTGCGGCTGCATCACGGAGAAGATGGTCAGCCGGTTCGGCTTCAACGGCCGTCCGGCCGCGCACGCCTACCGGTGCGCGAACCCATTCCACTCGTGCGGCACGGTCGAGCGCGAGGGGTGCGAGGCGTACCGCGCGTACGACGAGCCGAAGGCTCACGCGTACTGGGACGGTGCCGGTGGCTCGTGGGAGCACCCCGGGCCCGTGGAGGACTGCGACATGCCGGAGTGCGTGGAGCTGACGACGCACGCCGGGCCGGACGGGGTGAGGCATCCGGGCCGGTACGTGGACTGTGATTCGCCGGACTGTGAGCCGCCGTTCTGATAACCCCCGTTATCAAGCCCCTGCCGAAGATCTTTTCGGTGGGGGCTTGTGCGTACCTTGGCAGCGTGGTACTGTTTACACATGCCGAGGGGGAAGGCCCCGAGGACGACGAAGGAGCAGACCATGAGCGCCAACACCTCGCCCGCCATGAGCAACGACCCCCGAGCCTTCGCCGCCCACCACAACGTGATGCAGCCCGGCGAGTACGCCCGCGTGGTGCACGTCTTCGAGAGCTGCATTCACGTGGCGCTGACCCACCCGAGCAACGAGCTGGAGACCCGCGCGGTCAGCAACAAGATCAAGGCGGCGGCCAAGGAGTGGGCGCGCGAGCACGGCAAGACCTTGGGCTCGAAGGTTTCCGAGGGCTGGACGCTCGGGAGCGAGACGAGCGAGACGCGCCACATCTTCTCGATCAGCTAGGACGTGTAAACGCGGGAGGGGGTTGACGCCCCCTCCCTAGCGTGGTAGCTTAGTAGCACACCAACCAAGGAGCGCGAGATGACCGCCAAGACCGCGAACACGATCTACGTACAGGAAGCCGCGATGGACATCGCCGCGATCGTGGCCGCTGCCAAGGCCCGTCAGACCCCTCGCCACCCCCTCGCTCGCATCTTCAAGAAGGGCAAGTGATCATGATCAACCCCGCCCCGTACATCAAGCTCGTGGACGCGCTGAACGAGGTCGAGAAGACCGTCAAGGAGGCCGCCGAGAAGACCAACGGTCAGCTCAGCCTCTCGGGGATCGTCTTCCACAGCACGGGCAAGAACAACTTCGGGACCGAGCTGGACATGGGCGCGCACTACTCGATCCAGTACGACTCGGAGGCCGACCGCTGGACCCTGATCAGCGAGACGGACGACGCGCCGAACCTGTGTTCGTTCAACCAGGCCATCCCCTCGGAGTGCAGCGAGATCGACCCGTGTGAGCAGTGCTGGCAGGTACAGCAGGAACTTGCCGACGAGCAAGACCGGCAGAACGGCTGATGTGCGCGAAGTCCCCGAGACCTGGTGGCGGCTGCTGCTGGATCTCGGGGTGGCTGGCGGGCGTGTACTGCCTGTACTGCGTCTACTGCAAGACCGTCAAGAAGTAGCCCCGGGCCCCTTGCGCGAGCAGGGGGCTTCGTGGTAGCTTGGTACTACAACAACGAGAGACCCGAAAGGGCCGAGGAGTGAGCCATGAACGAGCGCCGGAACCCCGCACCCATTCGCCCCCACACGCACGAGGGCCCGCGAACAGGCCAGACGAGCGACGACCAGTGGATCATGACCTGCGAGACCTGCGGCGTGAACTTCGTCGCGGCCATGGAGGACATGAGCACCGAGGACGTCAAGGACATGATGACCCTGCTGTACGGAGAGGACGAGTAGACCATGGGCAAGATCCCCGGGTACCAGGACGGCGGGTACGAGATGGGCGACGACGACGACGAGCCGTGGGACACGGTCGGCCAGAACCCGACCGGCCGTAAGCGCAAGAGCAGCGCGCGGCAGCGTCGCAAGAAGGACCGCAAGCTCTTCGGGGGCACGCGGTGGGGCAAGAAGGACGACGGCACGAAGTGAACGAGCCCGAAGAGCCGTACGTGGTCGAGAAGGTCCACATGACGGCCATGCAGAAGCGGCTGTACCCGAGCGCGGCGAACAAGCCCTTCGTCGTCCGCGAGACGGCCACGGGGAAGCTCGTGGGGCTCCCGGACCGCTATCGCACCCGCAGCGGCGCACAGGCCCGCGCGGACCGCATGAACGCACTGGAGAGGGAGCACCGTGACTCTCGCTGAGACCGTGAATCACATCCTGTCTGACCCCATGCTCGTGTGGCTTCTCCCGGGCGGCGTGGTCGTGGTCCTGGTGGTCCTCGCGCTATGCGGAGGCGGGGGCATCGACTTGTAGTTCGATCTTCACGACTCGGGTGCACAATGCGTGCATGTTGCAGCCAGAAGAAGCAGTGAGACGGGTCACACGACTCGCGTGCAGGGCCAACGAAGAGGGGTTGCCTCTCTCCCCGTTGCTCGTCCTCGGAGTGATCGAAGGACGTGTAAACGTGGAGGAGAAGGCGGCCCCTCTTTCGCGTGATCTGCCCCGGGCCGACGTGGGATGATTCCCGCATGACAGATCTGGTGGGGTGGTCTCTGGAGTCCCTGGCCCGGCACTACGAGGCCGCCGGGGTCGACTTCCAAGGTGACCCCGTCCGCTGGATACAGGACACCCTCCGCGAGTTCATCTGGTCCAAGCAGGCCGAGATCTTGGAGTCCGTGAGGGACAACCGGTACACCGCCGTGCACGCCTGCCACGGCGTCGGGAAGAGCTTCATCGCCTCCCGAACGATCTGCTGGTGGATCGCCACCAATGACGTGGAAGACGTCTACGTCGTGAGCACCGCGCCGACCGCCCGGCAGGTGGAAGCCATCCTGTGGCGCGAGATCAAGAGCGCGCACAAGAAGGGCAAGCTCGCGGGCCGGATCAACCAGGGCAACAGCCCGTTGTGGAAGATCGACGGCATTGAAGTGGGCATGGGCCGCAAGCCCGCCGACCACGACGCGCACGGCTTCCAGGGCATTCACGCGCGCAAGGTGCTCGTGGTCGTGGACGAAGCCTGCGGCGTGCCGAAGCTGCTGTGGGACGCCATCGACGCGCTCGCCACCAACGAGCTGTCCCGGGTGCTGGCCATCGGCAACCCGGAC